TAGGTGCTATCAATTCTCAGTACGACGTTTACAAGAACCCTTACATGACTGAAAACGTAATCTTGATGGGTTACAGAGGTTCACAATTCTTGGAAACTGGTGCTGTATTTAGCCCATACATTCCGTTAATCATGACTCCTCTTGTGTACGATCCTGATACATTTACTCCACGTAAAGGTCTCTTGACTCGTTACGCTAAGAAGATGATCCGTCCTGAATTCTACGGTGCAGTTAAAGTTGCTGGTTTGAACACTCTTTAATCTGAACTAAGAATTTAGACTAAAATTTGAGCCCCGCGAAAGCGGGGCTCTTTTTTATATGTATAACCATATGAAGAATAATGTTTTTTACTTTATGAATTGGTTAGAATTTTCTAAATTAAAGGAAGTTCAAGGACTACCACTTCATGAACAAAAAAGAAAATATAATCTTTATATAGACGAGTGGACTTACCAAAGAAATGCTTATTTAGCTTGGCTTGAAGGACATAAGAAAGGACCTTTACCACCTAAACTTCAAGTTATAGGTGTGCTATTACAAGAAGATTTATTCGATTTAGAACAAGAAGACGGAAGTAAAATTTTAATCACATAATATGCCTAATTTACCTATATCAGGATTACCAGCAGGTTCAACTTTAGATGGAACCGAATTATTTGCTATTGTGCAGGATGGTGTAACCAAATACACTACCTTAAACGCAATTAACACTAGTACCACTTCCAATTATGGGTTATTCAATCAAACAGGCTCATCATCACCTGTATCAGGTAGCACCCATGTTTCAGGTAGTTTAATTGGAGGAGGGGTTGGAACATTATCCGTACCTGCAAACGGGTTTACAAAAGGAGATGCATACCAAGCTACTTTTTCAGGAGTAGTAAATGCTGAAAATAATAAAACACTCCAAATTACAATTAAGACTGATAGTGTAGTTTTAGCAGATACTGGAATAATATCTATGCCTGGGATTACTAGCAATAAAAGATGGAGAATGGATATTGATTTCTCTATTAGAGAAGTTGGTGGGACTGGAACCGCTGAAATTGCAACAGCAGGTACAATACAATTTAGAACAGATTCATCAGGCGATGTTGTAACTGAAATTTTTAGTGATGTTAATAATACAACTTTTGATACTACAATAGATAATACTTTAACAGTTGAAGCAGAATGGGGTAGTGGTCCAAGTGATTTAAGTTCTATTTATTCTAAGTTATTTACTTTACTAAAAACTTACTAGTTCTATTACTTACCTAGGTATCTAGTATATGTATACGTGTAATTAAATTAAACGTTATACAAATGAAAGAAACTCCATCTCAGTTACACTTACAAAGTTATGTAATGAATTTTCCGTTTTCGCTATCCACCTCAGATCCAAATAATATCTGGATGCAGGAATTAAGCGATGAAGAACTCCAAATTAACAGACCTAAAGCATACAAGCAATTTATGGACTTGTATAACTTTATGGCTGGTCAATCTTTAGTATATTTGTTGCCTGCTGAAGGCAATTTTCAAGATCAGGTTTATGTAGCTAATTTAGGTTTACAATTGCCTCATATTAAAGACGAAAACCATATTTTATTATCTAATTTTACTTCAGACCCTAGAAAAGGTGAAGAATTAGTTGGTCAAAAGTTTTTTAATCAAATGGGTTATAAAACTCATATTTCTCCTTACAAGTGGGAGGGTGAAGCCGACATTAAATACCTTTACGATAATGTTTATATCGGGGGTTATGGTATTCGTTCTAACATCAAAACTTACGAGTGGATGGAAGAAAATTTTGATATGAATATTATCAAAGTTGCAATGACCGATGAATACCTTTACCATTTAGATTGCAGTATTTTTGCGTTAAATAACGACCAAACGTTGGTTTGCACGGAGTTATTCGATCAAGAAGAGTTACGCGCTATAGAACAACACACTGAAATTATTGATGTTAATGTAGAAGACGCTTTAGGTGGAATGACCAATTCAGTTAGGATGGGTAATATGATTCTATGTGCCTCTAACATTTCAGAACTTAAAAAATCTCACGAATATTACGAGGGTGAGAAACACAAAATTGAATCATTAGAGAAAATTTGTTCTGATGCAGGTATGGAACCTGTAATCTTCAATCTATCAGAATACATGAAATCAGGTGCTATGTTATCTTGCATGGTAATGCATTTAAATAGAGTAGATCACAGTAAAACTTTATTATAATGGCACAGACATTAAAAGAATGGTTAGGCGGTGAAGTAAAAGAATTACAAAAACTCCCCGTTGGTGATCTCAGCAACACTTTCTTTTTTAGAGATCCACTCCGTCCAAATTATATTGATTGGGAACACTTCTATAGCCCAGCTGACGGAACGATTATATATCAAAAAGTTGTACAACCTACTGAAGCGGTTGTGGAAATTAAAGGGATAAATTATACCTTACAAGATGTTATGGGTGATGATGAGTATAACCAACCATCGCTAGTAATTGGCATTTTTATGTCGTTTTATGACGTCCATATCAACAGGATTCCCTATGGTGGCGTACTCACATACGAACACTTAGAACCTATTGAATCGACAAATAAACCCATGTTAGCGGTTGAGAAGGATATCTTAAATAAGGTAATCAATCCTAACAACATGGAGTACTTAAAGTACAATGAACGAATGTTTAACAAAGTGTATGTTCCTTCTCTAGATTACACATACTACTTAATTCAAATTGCCGATGAGGACGTAAACGTAATTGCCCCCTTCAAACATCAAGGGGATCTTTGCGCCCAAAACGAAAGATTTAGCTTGATACGATGGGGTTCCCAAGTAGATTTAGTTCTACCTCTGGACGACAGATTTAACTTCGAACTTGTGTTAGATGATACTATGCATGTTAACGCAGGTCTCGATAAACTAGTAAAAATCAACTATCAAGACAATGGCATCAAATCATCATACCGATGAGGTATTTAGAGAAAAAAGAATAGTGAAAAACCCTATTAAATTTAAAATTCCTTTAAACGAAGAACAGAAAAACGCTAAAGACGAAATATTAAAAAATACTTTAACAATTTTAGCTGGTAGAGCAGGTTCAGGTAAAACATTACTTGCTTGTCAGATTGCATTAGATGGTTTATTGAGAAGACATTTTGAAAAAATTATCATTACTCGACCAACAGTTTCAAAAGAAGAAATAGGTTTTTTACCTGGTGATTTAAGAGAAAAAATGGATCCTTGGATTCAACCAATTTACCAAAACATGTATGCTTTATACGATAAAGAAAAAGTAGAAGCATTAATTAATGATGGTAAAATTGAAATTGTACCTTTAGCATTTATGCGAGGTAGAACATTCTTAGATTCATGTATTATTGTTGACGAAGCACAAAACGTTACTCACGAGCAAATGGAAATGATTGCTACTCGTATCGGTTTACGCTCCAAAATGATTATTTGTGGAGATGACTACCAGGTAGACTTAAAATCAAAACGCGAATCAGGGTTTAGATTTTTGTATACTGCTGCTAAACGAGTAAAAAATATGGTAGGTATTACTCTTAAAGAAAATCATAGAGATCCTATTGTAGACGATCTTCTAGAGATTTATGAAGAAGCTACCGAAAGAGGAATTATAACAGGTTCATCAGGTACCTCAGGTAGATCTAGAAATTAATAAAAATACATGTTTATTTTGAGGGTTCCATTAATTGGAGCCCTCTTTTTTAATATTTATAACCAAAATGAAATTTCATGGCTAATATTCCTATATACGATGGCGCCCCTGTTTGGAACTCAGCAGCAGTTCCATTTGGTTTCTACAGTTCAGATGCAGAATTCCAAGCAGATGCTGTAAAAGTTGCTAAATTCTGTGCAAGTCGCTTAGGATATCCTATTGTAGACATTGAACTACAATCAGGATCATTCTTTACAGCGTTCGAAGAAGCTATAACAACATACGGGAATGAACTTTATGCCTATAAAATTAGAGAAAATTATCTTTCATTAGAAGGAATTCAAACAGGATCTGCTCAAGATTTAAATACAAAAGTAATTACTCCCACAATGGCTCGTATTATTGCCCTTTCTGAACAATATGGAGTTGAAGCAGGTTCAGGTGGTAATGTAAACTGGTATGACGGTTTAATTCCTTTATCCGCTAGCCAACAAGATTATGATTTAGATGCTTGGGCCACCGATGAAGGTATTACAGGTAGTATTGAAATTAAAAGAGTGTTTTATGAAGCACCCCCTGCGATTGTAAGATATTTTGATCCTTATGCGGGTACCGGTACTGACTTAGCAGGTTTATTAGAATCTTTTGGATTTGGTAATTATTCTCCTGGTATCAACTTTATGATGATGCCTATCAACTTTGATATTCAAAAGATGCAAGCGATTGAATTTAATGACCAAATTAGAAAATCTAATTATTCATTTGAAATTCACAATAATCAACTTAAAGTATTCCCTATCCCGGATCACAATGATTTACAATTAAAAATTCAATATCTTATTAAAGAAGAAAGAGCAGATGCTGCTATTGGATCTAGTGATGGAGCTATTAGTAATGTAAGTAATGTTCCTTATACTAATCCTAATTATAGCCAAATTAATTCAGTGGGAAGAAGTTGGATTTTTGAATACACATTAGCTTTAGCTAAAGAAATGTTAGGATATGTGAGAGGTAAATACTCTAATGTACCTATTCCCGGTGCTGAGGTAACTTTAAACCAAAGTGATTTAATTTCAGCTGCAACATCTGAAAAAAATGCTTTAATTGAAAGATTAAGAGCCTATTTTGACGAAACTTCTCGTAAATCATTATTAGAGTCTCGTTCTATGGAAACAGATTTTAGAGCAAAGGAATTAAATCAGGTACCATTTACAATTTACGTAGGATAAGATGGCTTTATACGGTGGTTCAAGAGATATAAGTCTATTTAGACATATGAATAGGGAATTGATGCACGATATCATTTCTCAACAATGTGTCGTGTACAAATACAACCTTGAAGAAAGTAAAGTAAATATTTATGGTGAATCTTCAACATCTAAGGTTTACCAAGCCCCAGTGTTATTGTATTGTTTAATTGACAGATCAAATCAAGATTTTCCAATACAAGAAATAGGCCCAGATTTAAAATGGACCCCTACTTTTAGATTTTTAATTGATGATTTAACTCAAGCAAATCTAGTATTAGAAGTAGGTGATATTATAATGTGGATGGAAAATTATTTCCAAATTGATAATACAGATATGTCTCAACTATTTGTAGGTAAAGATCCTGATTATCCTTTTAATGATGATAATGGCAATAATCCACTAGAAACGGATTTAGCTAATTTTGGATATAATGTATCTATACTATGTCTTACTCACTATATTCCTGCTGATAAAGTAGGAATTACTAAAGAAAGAATGTAATGGCTCAAAGACAAAACAAACCAACCCCTAAATCTCAAAGACAAATTTCAAATGAATTTGTTCAGCCCTATGATAAAACTATGGGCAATCCTAATTTATCCACAGGTATTAATCGTGGTACTAAATTATCTTGGAGAGGAGATACTACAAAACCTTTTACAGTTGGTATTAAAGATATTGATGAGTCCATTTTATATTATTTTCAAAATATAATTCGTCCTTCAGTAATACAAAATGGTCAACGTGTTGAAGTTCCTATTATGTATGGTTCTGCTGAAAGATGGAAACAAGTTCAAAAAGACGGATTTGTACGTGATAAAAAAGGTGCTATTATGATGCCTATTATCATGTTTAAGCGTGACTCGTTAGAAAAAAATAGAGGAATTGGCAACAAAATGGATGCTAATAACCCTCAAAACTTTGGTATCTTTCAAAAAGGATATTCTAAAAGAAATGCATACGATAATTTTACTGTATTAAACAACAGAATTCCTGAAAAGGAATTTGTGGCCGTAGTTTACCCTGACTACGTTACTATCACATATAGTTGCACTATAGCCACATATTACGTTGAGCAGATGAACAAAATTATTGAAGCAATCAACTATGCCTCAGATTCATATTGGGGTGATCCTGAACGATTTAAATTTAGAGCAATGATTGATAACTTTGCTAACATTGTTGAATCAACTCAGGGTGAAGAAAGAAATGTTAGAACAACTTTTAATATAAAATTAAATGGCTATATTATACCTGATATCGTTCAAAAATCATTAGATAGTTTTAATAAATTTAATGAAAAAAGTAAAATTGTTTTCTCTATGGAAGTAGTAACTGATGATGCCTTCTTTAATGGTAATGTTGAAGACGGTAGAATTGTTACTCCGGAAGTTTCTGAAAGAGAAGCAACCAAAAGAACGAATATTATTTCTTAATTTTATATTTATATCAAACCACACGTATAAATGGCCAACGTAAGATTTTTAGACCAAGTATCAATTACATCATTCCAAGGAGCAGATGGAATAAGTGGAGAATCTGGACAATCAGGTTCTTCAGGTTCTTCAGGAAGTGCCGGCAGTTCTGGTACTTCTGGAAGCTCAGGGACATCTGGTACTTCAGGTTTTTCTAGTTCTTCAGGAAGTGCAGGTTCTTCAGGTTCAAGTGGTTCACAAGGTTCCTCAGGTTTATCAGGTAGTTCAGGAGCTAATGGATCTTCTGGAGATTCAGGTTCAAACGGTACTTCAGGTAGTAGTGGTCTTTCAGGAACACAAGGTACATCTGGTACTAGTGGTGGTGCCTCGGGTTCAAGTGGTACAGGAGGTTCATCAGGTGCTTCTGCTGTAGCTAGCAGCTCAGGCTCATCAGGTTCTTCAGGTTCATCAGGTAGTTCTGGTGAAGCTGGTACTTCAGGTGAATCCGGTTCTTCAGGAACTAGCGGAACTTCAGGTTCAATAGGTTCAGCGGGTGATGACGGTTTTAGTGGTTTTAGCGGCTCATCAGGTTCAACAGGTTCAGCAGGTTCATCAGGAGAAAATGGAACTTCAGGTGTTTCAGGATCTTCAGGTAGTTCAGGTTCATCAGGTACAGTAGGTGCTGACGGAGCTTCACGTACAAGTGGGGTTTCAGGTACTTCAGGTACTACAGGTTCTAATGGAGATGCTGGAGCTGATGGTACTTCAAATACTTCAGGTACCTCAGGTTCATCAGGTTCAACTGGTACCTCAGGTACTACAGGTGCTGATGGTTTAAATAGAACTAGTGGCATTTCAGGATCTTCAGGTTCAACTGGTACTTCAGGTACAGTAGGTGCCACAGGAGCTTCACGCACTAGTGGCGAATCCGGAACTTCAGGTACTACAGGTTCAAGTGGTACAGCTGGTACTAATGGTGCTAGTTTTACATCAGGCGAATCTGGAACCTCAGGTTCAACAGGTACTTCAGGTACAGTAGGTGCCACAGGAGCTTCAAGAACTTCAGGTCAATCAGGAACTTCAGGTTCAACTGGTTCAGCAGGTACAACAGGTGAAAATGGAACAGCAGGTCAATCTGCTTTAAGTAATACATCAGGAACATCTGGATCTTCAGGTACTACAGGTAGTGCTGGAGATGCAGGTGAATCAAATTTATCAGCTACCTCAGGTACAAGTGGTACCTCAGGATCTACAGGTACAAGTGGTACTGTAGGAGCTGACGGAGCTTCACGTACAAGTGGGGTTTCAGGTACTAGTGGTTCTACTGGTACAAGTGGTAGTGTAGGAGCAGATGGTTCTTCACAAACCTCAGGTACTAGTGGTACTTCAGGTTCAACTGGTTCAGCAGGAGCTGCAGGTGAATCAAATTTATCATCAACCTCAGGCACAAGTGGTACTTCAGGTACTACAGGTTCCGCAGGAGATGCAGGTGAAAGTAACTTATCTTCTACTTCAGGTACTAGTGGTACTAGTGGTACTACAGGTTCTGCCGGAATCGCAGGAGAAAGTAATTTAAGTTCTACCTCAGGTACTAGTGGTTCTACTGGTACTTCAGGTACCGTAGGAGCTGATGGAGCTTCACGCACAAGTGGTGTTTCAGGCACCTCGGGTTCAACAGGAACTTCAGGTACAGCAGGTTCAAATGGAGCTAGTGATACCTCAGGTGTTAGTGGTACTTCAGGTTCTACAGGTACTAGTGGTACTGTAGGAGCTGATGGTTTATCAAGAACTTCAGGAACTAGTGGAACTTCAGGTACTACAGGTACTACAGGTTCAGCTGGTGAATCAAATAATAGCGCAACTTCAGGTACTAGTGGTACTTCAGGTACTACAGGTTCAGTAGGAGCTGCGGGTGAAAGCAATTTAAGTGCAACTTCAGGTACTAGTGGTTCTACAGGTTCATCAGGTACTGTAGGTGCTGATGGTGCTTCACGTACAAGTGGAGTTAGTGGAACCTCAGGTTCTACAGGTACTTCAGGTTCAGTAGGAGCTGATGGTTCTTCACAAACCTCAGGTACTAGCGGTACTTCAGGTTCAACTGGTTCAGCAGGAGCTGCCGGTGAATCTAACTTATCATCAACTTCAGGAACATCAGGTTCATCAGGTACTACAGGTAGTGCGGGTGTAGCCGGAGAAAGTAATTTGTCATTTACTTCAGGAACAAGTGGTTCTTCAGGAACAACAGGTTCAGCTGGAGTAGCAGGACAATCAAACAATAGTGCAACTTCTGGTACTTCAGGTACTAGTGGTTCTACAGGTTCATCAGGTACTGTAGGTGCCGATGGAGCTTCACAAACTTCTGGTACTTCTGGTACTTCAGGTTCAACTGGCACTTCAGGCTCAGCTGGAGCTGATGGTGAATCTTTCACAAGTGGTGTTAGCGGAACTTCAGGTTCAACTGGTACTTCAGGTACTACAGGAGCCGATGGTGCTTCACGCACAAGTGGAGTTAGTGGAACTAGTGGTTCTACAGGTTCAGCAGGTACAAGTGGTGAAAATGGTACTGTAGGTGCCTCAGCATTAAGCGCAACCTCAGGAACTTCAGGTTCATCTGGTACTTCAGGTTCAGCCGGAGACGCAGGTGCTTCAAATTTAAGTGCAACTTCAGGAACTTCAGGTTCATCAGGAACAACCGGTTCAGCAGGGGTTGCAGGTGAAAGTAATTTATCATTCACTTCAGGTACTAGTGGTACTTCAGGAACTACAGGTTCAGCTGGGGTAGCAGGTGAAAGTGGATTAAGCAATACATCAGGAACCGCAGGTACTTCAGGTACACAAGGTTCAAGTGGTACTGGAGCAGGAGCTGGTACAAGTGGTGAATCTGGTACTTCAGGTACTAGTGCAGATTCAGGTACTAGCGGTACTTCAGGTTCAACTGGTACTTCAGGTTCTACAGGAATTGCAGGTGAATCAGGTTTATCAGTAACTTCTGGTACCTCAGGTACTAGTGGTTCTACAGGTTCATCAGGTACTGTAGGTGCCGATGGTACTTCAAGAACTTCAGGTGTTTCAGGAACTTCAGGTTCAACTGGTACTTCAGGTTCAGTAGGAGCTGATGGTTCTTCACAAACTTCAGGTACATCTGGTACTTCAGGAACAACGGGCTCTGCAGGAGATGCAGGTGAATCAAATTTAAGTGCAACTTCAGGAACTAGTGGTTCAAGTGGTACTACAGGTTCAGCCGGAATTGCAGGCGAAAGTAACTTATCTTCTACTTCAGGAACTTCAGGTTCATCAGGAACAACGGGTTCTGCAGGAGTAGCAGGTCAATCAAATGATAGTGCGACTTCAGGTACTAGCGGTACTTCAGGTTCAACTGGTACTTCAGGTACTGTAGGAGCTGATGGAGCATCTCGTACTTCAGGTGTTTCAGGAACTTCAGGTTCAACAGGTTCATCAGGTACAGTAGGTGCTGATGGAGCTTCACAAACTTCTGGTACTTCAGGTACTAGTGGTTCTACAGGTACTGTAGGAGCTGCGGGTGAAAGTAATTTAAGTGCTACTTCAGGAACAAGTGGTTCTTCAGGAACAACAGGTTCAGCTGGGGTTGCCGGAGAAAGTAATTTAAGCTCTACTTCAGGAACTTCAGGTTCATCAGGAACTACAGGTTCTACAGGAGTAGCAGGACAATCAAATAATAGTGCTACCTCAGGTACTTCAGGTTCAACTGGTACTTCAGGTACTCAGGGTTCAGCAGGAGATTCAAAAGTTTCAGGAGTTTCAGGAACTTCAGGAACAACTGGTTCAAGTGGTACTAAAGGAAATGCTGGAATTGATGGTACTTCAGGTTTAAGTGCTACAAGCGGTACTACAGGATCTAATGGCTCATCAGGTGCCGATGGTGCCGCAGGTACCAGTGGTGTATCTTCAACATCAGGTACTACAGGATCTAACGGTAGTTCAGGACAAAACGGAGTTGCAGGTACTTCAGGAGTATCAGGCACTTCAGGAACTACAGGTTCAAATGGTACTGTAGGTGCTGATGGAATTTCAGGCACTTCCGGAGTTTCAGGTACTTCAGGTTCAACTGGTACTTCAGGTACAAATGGAGCTAATGGAGCTTCAAGAACTTCAGGCGTTAGTGGAACTAGTGGTTCAACTGGTACTGCAGGTACCTCAGGTGAAAACGGAACTGCAGGTTTATCTGCATTAAGTGCTACTTCAGGTACAACTGGTTCTTCAGGTACCTCAGGAAATGCAGGTACTGCTGGTAACTCAGCTTTAAGTGCAACTTCAGGAACCTCAGGTTCATCAGGTACTACAGGTACTGTAGGTGCTGATGGTGCTTCACGCACTTCAGGTATTAGCGGAACTTCAGGTTCAACTGGTACAAGTGGTACTAGCGGAGAAAATGGTACTGTAGGAGCCTCTGCACAAAGTGGCACTTCAGGTTCTACAGGTACAGCAGGTACTTCAGGAAAAGATGGAGTAGCAGGTACCTCAGGAGTATCTAGTACTTCAGGAACTACAGGTTCAGCTGGTACTTCAGGAAAAGATGGAGTAGCAGGTACTTCAGGTGAAAGTGCTACAAGTGGTACTCAAGGTTCAACTGGTACCTCAGGAAAAGATGGAGCTAACGGAACTAGTGGTAAAGCTGGCACATCAGGTTCAACTGGTACCTCAGGTACAAACGGAGCAGATGGAGCTAATAGAACCTCAGCTGTAAGTGGAACTAGTGGTACTTCAGGTACAGCAGGTTCAAATGGAGCTGCTGGACTTTCAGGTGATAGTAGAACTTCAGGTACAAGTGGTACTTCAGGAACAACGGGTTCAGCAGGAGATGCTGGTCAATCAAATGATAGTGCAACATCAGGAACTTCAGGTTCATCTGGTACAACTGGTACAGTTGGAGCCGATGGTGCTTCTCGTACAAGTGGTAAATCTGGTACTTCAGGTTCTACAGGAACTTCAGGTACATCAGGAGCAAATGGGACAGTAGGCGCTTCTGCTTTAAGTGGTACCTCAGGTTCAACAGGTACTTCAGGCACCTCAGGAAATGCAGGTACAACTGGAAAATCAGCTGAAAGTGCTACCTCAGGTACAACAGGTTCATCTGGTACTACTGGAGCAGCTGGAACAGCTGGTCAATCTAATCTAAGTGCTACCTCAGGTACAAGTGGATCTTCAGGAACTACTGGTTCTCAAGGTGCAGCAGGACAAAGTAATTTATCATCTACTTCAGGTACAAGTGGTACAAGTGGTACTTCAGGAACTCAGGGTTCATCAGGTATAACTGGAAATGGTGAAGACCCAGGTTCAGGAACGAGTGGAACTTCTGGTACTTCAGGTACTACTGGTACAACAGGTTCAGCTGGAGTAGCAGGCCAATCTAACCAATCAGCTACTTCAGGTACTTCAGGTTCAACTGGTACAAATGGTACTGTGGGTGCAAACGGAGCTTCAAGAACTTCGGGAGTTTCAGGAACTTCAGGTTCAACTGGTACAAATGGTACAAGCGGTAAAGATGGAATTGCAGGTACTAGTGGTGTATCTTCAACCTCAGGAACAACTGGATCTGCGGGTACAACTGGTGCCAATGGAACTGCTGGAAACTCAGGTTTAAGTGCAACTTCAGGAACAGCCGGTACTTCAGGTACTACAGGTTCAACCGGAAACGCAGGTCAATCAAATCAATCAGCTACTTCAGGTACTTCAGGTACTTCAGGTACAACAGGTTCTGTAGGAGTAGCAGGTCAATCAAATAATAGTGCAACTTCAGGAACTTCAGGTTCTTCAGGTACAAACGGTACAGTTGGAGCTAATGGTGCTTCACGTACAAGTGGTGTTAGTGGAACTAGTGGTTCAACTGGTACAAGCGGTACTTCAGGAAATAATGGAACTGTAGGTGCTTCTGCCCTAAGTGGTACTTCAGGTTCAACAGGAACCTCAGGTACTTCAGGAGAAAATGGAACTGTAGGTGCTTCAGCATTAAGTGGTACTTCAGGTACTACAGGTTCATCTGGTACTACGGGTGCAAATGGTACTGCTGGTAAATCAGGTTTAAGTACTACAAGTGGTACTACAGGTTCTTCAGGTACAAGTGGTAATGCAGGTACAGCTGGTTTATCAAATAATAGTGCAACTTCAGGAACAAGTGGTTCATCAGGTACCTCAGGTACAGTAGGTGCTGATGGAGCTTCACGCACAAGTGGTGTTTCAGGAACTTCAGGTTCAACTGGCACAAACGGTACTTCTGGAAAGAATGGTATTGCAGGTACTAGTGGTGTATCCTCAACTTCAGGTACTACAGGTTCAGCAGGTACAACAGGTGCTAATGGAACCGCAGGTCAAAGTGGTTTAAGCCAAACTTCAGGAACAGCTGGTACTTCAGGTACTACAGGTTCAGCTGGAATAGCAGGTCAATCTAATTTAAGCTCTACTTCAGGAACAGCCGGTACTTCAGGTACTACAGGTTCAGCTGGAGTAGCAGGCCAATCTAACTTAAGTGCAACTTCAGGTACTAGTGGTTCAACCGGTACAAATGGTACAGTTGGAGCTAATGGTGCTTCAAGAACTTCAGGTGTTTCAGGAACTTCAGGTTCAACTGGTACAAATGGCACTACAGGTGCTAATGGTACTTCTGGATTATCAGCTGAAAGTGGTACAAGCGGTACTACAGGATCTTCAGGTACTACAGGTGTAAATGGAACTGCCGGAAAAAGTGGTTTAAGTACTACTTCAGGTACTAACGGTTCAAACGGTACTACAGGTGCAAATGGTGTAGCAGGCCAATCAGGTCTAAGCCGGACTTCAGGTACCACAGGTACTTCAGGTACATCTGGTAACAATGGAACTACAGGTCAATCTGCAGATAGTGCAACATCAGGTACTAGCGGTTCATCAGGTACTTCAGGTACTGTAGGCGCTAGTGGTGCGTCTAGAACATCAGGCCAATCAGGTACGAGCGGTTCTACAGGAACAAGCGGTACATCAGGTAATACGGGTACAAACGGTGCTTCTGCGTTAAGTGGTACATCAGGTAGTACAGGTACTTCAGGTACTTCAGGTGCAAATGGCGCTTCACGGACTTCAGGAGTATCAGGAACCTCAGGAACTACAGGTTCAGCAGGTACTACAGGTGCTAATGGAACAGCTGGAAATTCAGGTTTAAGTGCTACCTCAGGAACTCAAGGTTCTTCAGGTACTACGGGTAATGCTGGAAACGCAGGCCAATCAGGTTTAAGCCGGACTTCAGGAACAACAGGTACTTCAGGTACTTCAGGAAATGCAGGTACAGTAGGTGCTTCTGCATTAAGTGGAACTAGTGGTTCTACTGGTACTTCTGGTACAAGTGGTAATAATGGAACAGTAGGTGCTTCTGCATTGAGTGGTACTTCAGGTTCAACAGGTACTTCAGGTACTTCAGGTGCAAACGGCGCTTCAAGAACTTCAGGTGCTAGTAGCACTTCAGGTACAAGTGGCTCAGCAGGTACAAATGGTACAACTGGAGCAAACGGAACAGCAGGTCAATCAGGTTTAAGTGCTACCTCAGGAACTCAAGGTTCAAGCGGTACTACAGGAAACGCAGGTAATGCTGGTCAATCAGGTTTAAGTAAAACCTCGGGAACAACTGGTACCTCAGGTACAAGTGGTAATGCCGGAACTGTAGGTGCTTCTGCTTTAAGTGGTACTTCAGGTTCAACAGGAACTTCAGGTACATCAGGAGCAAATGGAACTGTAGGCGCTTCTGCTTTAAGCCGGACTTCAGGAACATCAGGTTCTTCAGGTACAAGTGGTACAAACGGAGCCAATGGCGCTTCACGGACTTCAGGAGTATCAGGAACTTCAGGTTCAACTGGTACAAACGGTACTACAGGTGCTAATGGAACTGCAGGTCAAAGTGGTTTAAGCGCAACTTCAGGAACTCAAGGTTCAAGCGGTACTACAGGTAATGCTGGAAACGCAGGCCAATCAGGTTTAAGTAAAACCTCAGGAACTACTGGTACAAGTGGTACTACAGGTGCTGCTGGTACTACAGGAGCTTCAGCATTAAGTGCTACTTCAGGAACAGCCGGATCATCAGGTACCTCAGGTACAGCTGGTGTTGATGGTGCTTCAGGTGATTCAGGTGCTTCTAAAACTTCAGGAACAAGCGGTTCAACTGGTACAAATGGTACTGTAGGTGCAAATGGCGCTTCACGGACTTCAGGAGTATCAGGAACTTCAGGAACAACAGGTACTTCAGGTACTTCAGGAAATAATGGAACTGTAGGTGCTTCTGCTCTCAGCCAAACTTCAGGTACAAGCGGTAGCTCAGGTACTTCAGGTACAAACGGAGCAAACGGTGCTTCACGTACAAGTGGTGTTAGTGGAACTTCAGGAACTACAGGATCTAATGGTACTACAGGTGCAAACGGAACAGCAGGTCAATCAGGTCTAAGCCAGACTTCAGGTACTAATGGTTCAAATGGTACTACAGGTGCTTCAGGAGTTGCAGGTCAAAGTGGTTTAAGCCGGACCTCAGGTACAACTGGTACCTCAGGTACAAGTGGTAATGCCGGAACTGTAGGTGCTTCAGCATTAAGTGCTACTTCAGGTAGTTCAGGTACTTCAGGTACTTCAGGAGCAAATGGTACTACAGGAGCTTCAGCTTTAAGCCGGACCTCAGGTACAAGTGGTAGCTCAGGTACATCAGGTACAAATGGAGCTAATGGTGCTTCAAGAACCTCAGGAGCTAGTGGCACTTCAGGTACAACAGGTACTTCAGGTACTACAGGTGCTTCAGGAACTAATGGACAAAGTGGTTTAAGCCAAACCTCAGGAACTCAAGGTTCTTCAGGTACTACTGGAGCCGCAGGAGTTGCGGGTCAATCAGGTATTAGCCAGACTTCAGGTACTAATGGTTCAAATGGTACAACAGGAGCTGCAGGTGTTGCAGGTCAATCAGGTTTAAGCCGGACTTCAGGAACAGCAGGTACTTCAGGTACTACAGGTGCTACTGGTACTAGTGGTAATGCTGGAGCTTCAGGATTAAGTAGAACATCAGGTACATCAGGTACAACAGGTACCTCAGGTACTTCAGGAAATACAGGTACTAGTGGTAATGCTGGGGGATCAGGTTTAAGCCGGACTTCAGGTACTTCAGGTACTTCAGGTACAAATGGTACTTCAGGTGCTAATGGTAATGCCGGAGGATCAGGTTTAAGCCGGACTTCAGGAACAACAGGCACATCAGGTACTACAGGTGCTTCAGGTACTGCAGGAAATAGTGGCGCTTCAAATGTATCTGGAACTTCAGGATCAAGTGGTACTTCAGGTACAAACGGAGCAAACGGTGCTTCACGGACTTCAGGAGTTTCAAGCACTAGCGGTTCAACAGGTACTTCAGGTACAAACGGAGCAAATGGAGCTTCACGTACTTCAGGAGCTTCAGGAACAAGTGGTACTACAGGAACAAGTGGTACTACAGGTGCTTCAGGAACTAACGGACAAAGTGGTGCTAGCCGGACTTCAGGTACAAATGGTACTTCAGGTACTACAGGTGCTTCAGGAACCCACGGACAAAGCGGGTTAAGCCGGACTTCAGGAACAGCCGGATCATCAGGTACTTCAGGTACAGCAGGTTTAGATGGAGCTGCTGGTTTATCAGGTTTAAGTACTACTTCAGGTACAACTGGTACTTCAGGTACAAGTGGTGTTTCAGGCACTTCAGGCACTTCAGGCACTTCAGGCACTTCAGGACGGAACGGTACAAACGGTACAAGCGGTTTATCTTCATTTACTTCAGGAACAAACGGTACTTCAGGTACTTCAGGATTAAGTGGAACTAGCGGTACAAGTGGTACTTCAGGTAAAAATGGTACAAGCGCTACAAGTGGTTTATCTTCATTTACTTCAGGCACTTCAGGCACTTCAGGTACTTCAGGATTAAGTGGAACTAGCGGTACAAGTGGTACTTCAGGACGGAATGGTACTAATGGTACAAGCGGTTTATCTTCATTTACCTCAGGTACTTCAGGTACAAGTGGAACAAGTGGTAAAGCCGGTACTTCAGGTACAAGTGGTACAGCAGGTACTTCAGGACGGAATGGTACTAACGGTACTAGTGGATCATCTTCATTTACCTCAGGTACTTCAGGTACTAGTGGAACAAGTGGCAAATCAGGTACTTCAGGCACTTCAGGTACTTCAGGACGGAATGGTACTAATGGTACTAGTGGATCATCTTCATTCACTTCGGGAACAAGCGGCACAGCTGGTACCTCAGGACAAAGTGCAACTAATGGAACCAGTGGTACTTCAGGTAAAAATGGTACAAACGGTACTAGTGGATCATCTTCATTCACTTCAGGAACAAGTGGTACTGCCGGTACAAGCGGTTTAACACGGACAAGTGGTACTTCAGGTAAAAATGGTACTTCAGGTACAAATGGTACCGCAGCAACTTCAGGAGTATCATTTAATGGTACTAGTGGTATTAGTGGAGGTACTTGGTCATATTCACCAGACCATCTATTATATTCTACAGGTTCTTCTAGTACTTTAGCTCAAAGTGCAGAATTCTTAAGTATAGATAAACCTAATAGAATACTTTATGTTGAAGGAGATATTAGAGGTTCTGGTTTAGGAAGTACTAGCAGTCCTAACTTTAATTTTGACCAAAGCAAAGGTTTCCTTTTAGTAGGTGATACTGATATTAATAGTATTGTTTCTTCATATACTGCTCCATTCCCTGGACATACAACTTATCAACAATGGGGTAATATACAAGGTATAGGTGATTTCCTTTATCAAGGTCATGTATTAACAGGAGCGGTTAGTGATACCTCTCTTTCTAAAGGACAATTAGTGTGGTATAATTTCTCTACAGGTAGATGGAGACCCGCAAATGCTGGTGGTGTAAGTGCTGAAAAGTTACTAGGAATTGTATTAAATGGTACAGGTGGAGCTGATGAAGAAGTTGATGTATTTATTCAAGGTATGATAACTACAGAGGAAGTAACTAGTGCTACTAATATAGGTGATTCTTTATGGGTAAGTGATATTGATGGACAAGTAACAGACGATACTAGTGGATTTACTACAGGAGATAGAGTTAGAGGTGTAGGATGGGTAGTTGATAATACATCAGCAGTAAAATGTATATGGTTCCAACCAGATGTAACTTGGATAACCTTATAATAAATAGATTATGACAATAAACTGGAATATAGAAAATTTAGAATGTAAAATATCTGAAAATGGATTAAACAATGTAGTTTTTAAAATCCAATATGTACTTAGAGTAACAGATATAATTAATGAAAAACCTTATTCTTCAGGTAAAAGATTATTTGTTCAAGTTTCATCTCCAGACCCTACAAATTTTACAGAATTTGAAGATTTAACTAAAGAACAAGTTGTAGGATGGATTACTGCTAGTTTAGGAGAAACAGGTTTATCATACCTAACATCAGAATTATCAGCTGAAAATACTTCTAAAGCTAATCCAACTACTGTGATTTTAAATCCACCATTTTTTAGTTAAAAACTATGGCTAAAATATCTAATATTGATGTAAATAGTATACAATTTGTAGGTGGAAAAGAAATTACTTCTTTAAGTAAAGTTTCAGGATTTTCAACCTCAAACATACCTGGATGGCCTAGTTCTGTAAGTTGTAAGCCACTTACTCTTTCATATGATCCTGGAGACCCAGGTATAGCATGTGAGTTATTAGATATCCAACCTTGGGATTTTAGTAATGATTTAGGTATTTTATATAGACCTGGGGGTTGTGGTGCAGAGGTAGCTGATCCTGGATTTTATGCCCACCCCGAGGGAATTTATTACTTTTGGGATGGGACTGAACTTTCAGGTCCTTATGTATGTGGAGACCCTCCCCCAGGTTAGTATTTTTATATTTAAATTTGGAGGGGCTAAAACCCCTTCTTTAATTCCAATAATCTAATATTTTTTTAATATTTATCATAGATAACAAACTTAACCATCTAAATGGCTGAAAACAGAAAATTCTCCAGTAGACGAGATAGCCCAGGTCAATCGGTTTTCAAACAAGACCTGTTTTTATTGAGCGTACCCTCAGGGTCTACTGCTGACAGAGTTTTAGCTGTAGATGATGACGGACGTGTAATATCTGTTATCTATTCAGGTGGTGGTGGAGCTGGTTCTAACGGTACTTCAGGTTCTTCAGGAGGTGCTGTAACCTCAGGAACATCAGGCACTTCAGGTACAAATGGAAAATCAGGTACCTCAGGTACAGGAGGAAAATCAGGTACTTCAGGTTCACAAGGTGCTTCAACTACATCAGGTTCATCAGGTTCTACAGGAGCTGGTGGTCAATCTAACACTTCAGGTACTAGTGGTACAACAGGTACTTCAGGTACTGCAGGAACATCAGGTTCTACAGGTACTTCAGGAACTGTGGGAGCTAGTGGTACCTCAGGCAAATCAGGCACTTCAGGTACATCTGGAGGTTCACATGGTACTTCAGGTACAAGTGGTACATCAGGTTCTACAGGTACTGGAGGTATAGCAGGTTTATCAGGTCAAAGTGCTACTTCAGGAACTAGTGGTTCTACAGGTTCTTCAGGTTCAAATGGAGCTAATGGAACAAGTGGTAAATCAGGTACTGCCGGTTCTTCGGGTTCATCAAACACTTCAGGTACTTCAGGCACAGCTGGATCTACAGGTACCTCAGGTATAGATGGTTTAAGTGGAGCTTCAAAAACTTCAGGTTCTTCAGGTTCTTCAGGTTCAACTGGTACTTCAGGAAAATCTGGCTCATCTGGTTCTTCAGGTTCATCTCATACCTCAGGTACTTCAGGTACTTCCGGATCTACAGGTACTAGCGGTATTGATGGTCTTTCAGGTCAATCTAGAACTTCAGGTACTAGTGGTTCAACTGGCTCTTCAGGTACAAATGGAGCTGATGGTACTTCAGGAAAATCAGGTACTTCAGGTTCATCCGGAAGTTCTAATACTTCGGGCACTTCAGGTACTGCGGGTTCAACAGGTACCTCTGGTATTGATGGTTTAAGTGGAGCTTCAAAAACTTCAGGTACTAGTGGTTCTACAGGTTCATCAGGTTCAAATGGAGCTAATGGAACTAGTGGTAAAGCCGGCACTTCAGGTTCTTCAGGAAATAGCGGAACAAGTGGTACTAGTGGAACAAGTGGTTCTACAGGAACAAGTGGCATAGATGGTTTATCAGGTCAATCTAGAACTTCAGGTACTTCCGGTAGTACTGGTTCTTCTGGTTCAAACGGAGCCAATGGAACTTCAGGAAAATCCGGAACATCAGGTTCTTCAGGTCAATCAGGCACTTCAGGCACTTCAGGTACTGCGGGTTCAACTGGAACTAGTGGTATAGCAGGACTATCAGGTCAAAGTGCTACAAGTGGTACTTCAGGTACTACAGGTTCTTCAGGTTCAAATGGGGCTAATGGTACAAGCGGTAAATCAGGTACTTCAGGTTCTTCAGGAAATAGTGGAACAAGTGGCACTTCAGGCACAGCAGGTTCAACAGGTACTTCAGGTATCGATGGTCTTTCAGGCCAATCACGAACTTCAGGAACTAGTGGTTCTACTGGATCCTCAGGTTCAAATGGAGCTAATGGAACTAGTGGTAAAGCAGGTACATCAGGTTCTTCAGGACAATCTGGTACTTCAGGTACTTCAGGTACAGCTGGATCTACAGGCACAAGTGGTATTGCAGGATTATCAGGCCAATCATCTACATCAGGAACTACAGGTTCTTCAGGTTCAAATGGAGCTAATGGAACTAGTGGTAAAGCAGGTACATCAGGTACTTCAGGTTCTGTAGGCTCTTCAGGACAAGGAAATACTTCGGGTACTTCAGGCACTGCAGGTTCAACTGGAACTAGTGGTATAGCAGGACTATCAGGTCAAAGTGCTACAAGTGGCACTTCAGGTAGTACTGGTTCCTCAGGTTCAAACGGAGCTAATGGAACTAGTGGTAAAGCAGGTACATCAGGTTCTTCAGGACAATCTGGAACTAGTGGTACTAGTGGCACAGCTGGATCTACAGGTACAAGTGGTATTGCAGGTTTAGGAGGTCAATCTTCTACATCAGGAACTACAGGTTCATCAGGTTCAAATGGAGCTGGAGGAACTAGTGGCAAATCAGGCACTTCAGGAACTACAGGCTCTTCAGGTTCTACAGGACAATCCGGTACTTCAGGAACTTCAGGTACCGCAGGTTCTACTGGAACCAGTGGTATAGCAGGACTATCAGGCCAATCAGCTACTTCAGGTTCTTCAGGAACAAGTGGTAAAGGAGGAACAAACGGTACTTCAGGCCTTTCAGGTACAAGTGGTTCTTCAGGAAATTCTGGAACTAGTGGCACCTCAGGTCTTTCAGGAACAAGTGGTTCAACTGGTACTAGCGGTAAAGATGGAACTAGTGGTACTTCAGGTTTATCAGGCACTTCAGGTTCAGCCGGAACCTCAGGTAAAGACGGAACTAGCGGTACCTCAGGAAAATCAGGAACATCAGGTTCATCAGGAAATAGTGGAACAAGCGGTACTTCGGGCACAGCTGGATCTACAGGTACTTCAGGTATTGCTGGTTTATCAGGTCAATCATCTACATCAGGAACTACAGGTTCTTCAGGTTCAAATGGAGCTAATGGTACTTCAGGTTTATCTGGAACTAGTGGTTCAACAGGAACTGCAGGTAAAGGAGGAACAAATGGTACTTCAGGTTTATCAGGTACAAGCGGTTCAACTGGAACCTCAGGTAAAGACGGAACTAGTGGTACTTCAGGTCTTTCAGGTACCTCGGGTTCTAGCGGTACTTCAGGTAAAGATGGGACAAATGGTACCTCAGGAAAATCAGGAACATCAGGTTCTTCAGGAAATAGTGGAACAAGTGGAACCTCAGGTACCGCAGGTTCTACTGGAACTAGTGGCATAGCTGGATTATCAGGCCAAAGTGCAACTTCTGGTTCTTCAGGCACCTCAGGTAAAGGAGGAACAAATGGTACTTCAGGTTTATCTGGAACTAGTGGTTCAACAGGAACCGCAGGTAAAACAGGTACTTCAGGTACTGCAGGTACTTCAGGTTCAACTGGAGCTGCAGGAGCTAGCGGTATCTCAGGATTAAGTGCAACTTCAGGAACTGCAGGTACATCCGGCACAAACGGCACTTCAGGTCTTTCAGGTACCTCAGGTTCTAGCGGTACTTCGGGTAAAGATGGAGCAAACGGTACTTCAGGTTTATCAGGTACCTCAGGTTCAAGTGGAACCGCAGGTAAAGGAGGAGGAAGTGGTACTTCAGGCACTTCAGGAACTAGTGGTTCATCAGGTACCAGCGGTAAAGATGGAGCAAGTGGCACTTCAGGTCTTTCAGGTACAAGCGGTTCAACTGGAACTGCTGGTAAAGGAGGAGGCAGTGGCACTTCAGGCACCTCAGGTACTTCAGGTTCTACAGGTACAAGTGGTATTGCTGGTTTAGCAGCTTTAAGTGCAACTTCTGGTTCATCAGGAACCTCCGGTAAAGTAGGAGCTGATGGTACTTCAGGTCTAAGCGGTACTTCAGGTTCAAGTGGAACCGCAGGTAAAAACGGAGCAAACGGCACCTCAGGCCTAAGCGGTACTTCAGGTTCAAGTGGTACTGCAGGTAAAGACGGAGCAAATGGCACCTCAGGCCTAAGCGGTACTTCAGGTTCAAGTGGCACTTCAGGTAAAGATGGAGCAAACGGCACCTCAGGAAAATCCGGAACATCAGGTTCTTCAGGAAACTCAGGAACTAGTGGTACTTCAGGTACTTCGGGCTCAACAGGTACTTCAGGTATTAATGGTCTTTCAGGTCAATCTGCTACTTCAGGTTCTTCAGGAACAAGTGGTAAAGGAGGAACAAACGGCACTTCAGGTCTTTCAGGTACAAGTGGTTCAACCGGAACTTCAGGTAAAGGAGGAGGAAGTGGTACAGCAGGTACAAGTGGTACTTCAGGCTCAACTGGAGCCGCAGGAGCTAGCGGTATCTCAGGATTAAGTGCAACTTCAGGAACTGCTGGATCTTCCGGTACAAATGGTAATGGTGGTAATTCAGGTGGTTCAAGTACATCTGGTTCAAATGGTACAGCAGGTACTTCAGGAGCATCAGGAACAAATGGTACTTCATTTATAGGTTCTTCAGGCACAAGTGGAACTTCAGGTAAAACAGGTACTGCAGGTACTTCAGGTAAAGCTGGTACATCTGGTACTAGTGGTGGTGGTGGAGCTTCTGCAACCCCAACTCCAGCCTCAAATATCCCTTCAATTAACGGGTTTAGAGATGCACAAGTTCCTGATAATACAGGTTTAACAGCATATGGTTGGTTAGTGTTTAATATCGGAGGTACTGATTATTGGGTTCCTGCTTGGAACTTATAATAAAGCTTGGATATTTATAAATAAGTTATTATATTATTGTTATATTTTAAAAATAGTCTATGAAAAAATTACTGTGTGTTGCACCCCATTTGTCGACAGGCGGACTTCCACAATATCTTACTAAAAAAATTGAATTAATTAAAGATGATTTTGAAATCTATCTTGTTGAATGGGATAATTTAACAGGGGGAGTTTTAATTGTTCAAAGAGAACGTTTACAGAATATGATTCCTGCTGAACGTTTTTTTGTATTAGGTGAAAATAAATCGGAATTTCTTAACATTGTTAATCGCATTAAACCCGATATTATACATTTAGAGGAAATTCCTGAATATTTTATGGACCATGAAATTGCGTCAACACTATACAGGCAAGATCGACCTTATTTTCTTGTAGAAACATCCCACGATTCATCATATGATACTACTAAAAAATCATTCTTCCCTGATAAATTCTTATTTGTCTCAGAATGGCAAGTACAACAATATAAAGATATTGATGTCCCTAAAAAAGTAGTTTATTATCCTATCGAGTATAAAGAACGTCCTAATCGTGAAGAAGCATTACGTGCTTTAGGGTTAGATCCAAATAAAAAACATGTTTTACATGTTGGTTTATTTACACCTCGTAAAAATCAAGCAGAATTTTTTGAATATGCTCGAATGCTCCCTGATATTCAATTTCATAGTGTAGGCAATCAGGCAGATAACTTCAAATGGTATTGGGAACCTTTAATGAAAGATGTTCCACCAAACGTAACTTGGTGGAATGAACGTAAAGATGTAGATAATTTTTACAAGGCAATGGATTTATTTTTGTTTACCTCTCGAGGCACAAACACAGATAAAGAAACCATGCCTTTGGTAATCCGTGAATCTATTTCATGGAACATGGAACTACTTATTTACAACCTCCCAGTGTATATGAATTATTGGGATCAATTCGATAATGTAAATTATCTTGATTTTAACAATAAAGAAAAAAATGCTAAAACTATTGAATCACTTTTAGGTTTAAATGATGAGATTGTTTATAAAGCATTAGATGTTAATCCTGAAGAAGAAGCATTTATTATTTCTACATACCCTGTTACCCAAGCAGTTATTAATACTACTAAAGAGTGTATTCAAGCTATTAAAGCAACAGGTCGTAAAGTTATTTTAACCTCGCATATTCCTATTCCTAAAGAATTAGATGATATTGTAGATTATTCAATTAATGATAATCATAACATTTTAACAAAGCATACATTTTATACTAATTCGTGGACTAATCAACATGATTGTAATGCTCATATCAATTTAAGAGGTGAAGATAATGATGTTTATCATGGTCCTACTTGTTATACAAATTATTATAATGGTGCTGCTTTAGCACAAGGGTTAGGAATTAAAAAAGTATATTTTCTTAACTATGATTATATTTTACAAGATGTATCTTATGTAAACAAAATTAGTTCTGTATTAAACTATAAAGATGCTTTTTTTGGTAAAGATCAAGCATCAGAAGGAGATCAAATTACAACTTGGTTTTTAGGTATTCGTCCTGAATTTTTCTTACAAAAACCTAAAATTGATACTGCCGAACAGTATGATGCTTTAATGCATGAGTGGGGTTCTGAATCTAATGGTTTAGAAAACTTAATGTATCATGGATTTAAAAATAGTACAAATGTTCATTGGGAAGATAGAGATAAATTTCAAGAAGAATGTACTAAAACCTTCTTTCACCAAGACTATTCGCGAGTAGAATATTTTACAGTATTACCTATCTCTAATATCCCAGGACATTTTGCCCCATTTGTTCAAATTTCAAACAATAATGATAGTCGTTTTATTAATTATACTTTAATTAAAAATGGTGTTATTATTAATGAAGCTAAATTTGAGGTTAAAAGTAAATTCTATACCTATGATTTAGTTCAATTTGATTTTGAAAGTACTTATATTGTTAAGTGGGATTTATATGATTTAGATACTAAGGAATTTATTGAATCTAAAGAAGTTATTGTAGATAATAACTACTATAATAATGAATTAGAAAAAAATGGTACATTTGAATATAAACTTCAATTTAATAATAAACCAAAAATTAAATTGATGCATCTAGTTACTGAACCTAATTCTAATCCTAAAGAAATTCGTTCAATAGAAAGTGTATTTGACTTTTGTGAGAAAACCGGTATTAAATACGAACAACGTATAAATGAAATTTATAAAGATATCCCACCAACAGATACTTGTAATCGCCCAGATGATGTTCAAGATGTTCCTGGTTATTATAAATTAGCCCCGGGTCATTATGGTTGTTATTTAGCTCATACTAATGCTATTTTAGCTGAAGATAATAAAGATTATGATTATGTTTTGATTTTTGAAGGTGATGTTATTATTGATTCAGATTATCAAGAATTATATAATTCATTAATTCGTTTTTCTAGAATTGCAAGAGAACAAGACCAAGATATTATTGGATTTGGAAATCCATCTAACAACCGTAACTTAAATGGACCTAAAGTTGAAGACATTTATACAAATGTAACACCATTCATCCCAGCTCAATCATATTTAATTAATAAAGATAAAATTAGTTATCTTCAATATATGGTTAAAAATACTCCTTGGGATGCTTTTGATATGTGGGTTTGTAATGTTGCTCAACTTAAAGTAGGCACAGCCGAAAAAATTTATACTAAACACCTCCCAGGATTTAGTATTATTGAACAAGAATTTAAAGGAATGGATGAAAATAGCCCTGAAATTTACGCAGCAGAATGAACAGTTTTAAAGTAATCGAAGGGTTTTATTTTCCACAAGATGTGGATGAAAATTGGCTTATCAATGTAAAAAAAGAAATTTGGGAAGAACATGAATACGATCGTCATGGGTTGCAAATTCGTCCTTATGATATTGTTTTAGATTTAGGAGCTAATGTTGGAAGTTTTACAAAATATGCCTTAAATAAAGGAGCACATCATGTTTATTCTTTTGAATGTTCTGAAAATTATTATAATTGTTTAGATTTAAATTTTTGTAATAATCCTAAAGTAACAACTATAAAAGGATTTGTTAGTGATAGAATAGAACCAAACCATTATAATTTTACAACTATTTTCAATCAGTTTAAATTAAGTAAAGTTGATTTTTGTAAGATTGATATCGAATATTGGGAATATCCTTTATTATTAAACGCTACACCCCAAGAAATTTCTCGAATAAATCAATTTGCTATTGAAGTTCATGACATATATGAAAATTATTATAAAATATTTGAAATCTTAGAAATGTTTAGTAAAAATAACTTTGCAACTAATTTTGAACATATTCATAAAGATTATAACTTAGGTATGATTTACGCTAAAAATAAAAACCTATGAAAATTTGCCATGTAGATCCCGCTTGTGGTTTAGATATTCCTCCTAAAAACTGGGGGGCTATTGAAAAAATTATTTGGGAATTTGAAGTAAACCAAAGAAAATTAGGCCATGAATCTACTCATCGTCTTGGGGGGTATATAAACCTTGGTGAGTTTGATATTGTCCATTGTCATGTAGCTAATTTAGCAATTGATCTTAAACATCGTGGCATACCCTATATCTATCAATTACATGATCACCATGTAATGTATTATGGTGAAGATTCTCATGTTTATAAAGAAAATTTAGAAGCTATTGAAGGTTCTTTAATTTCACTTATGCCTGCTAAATGGTTAGTAGATTATTTTAAACACCCTAAATGTGTTTATTTTCCACATGGAGTAAATACTAATGATTTTTATCCTAAAACTATATCTAAACCTAGACCTATTGAACCAAAACTACTTATGTTAGCTAATAATGGTATGGGTGGTAAAAATGGACATGATAGAAAAGGATTTGCTTATGGTGTAGGTTTAGCTATGAAACGTAATTTGCCTATTACAATTGTAGGTCCTAAAAACAATGAAAATTGGATAAATGAAAATTTATGGGTTTTAAATTACCCCAAACTTAAATTTATTTGGGAACCCTCAAATTTAGAATTAAGACAAATTTACTGGAACCATGATATTTTCTTACATCCTTCAGAATTAGAAGCGGGTCATCCTAACCTTACATTATTAGAAGCAGCAGCTTGTGGTTTGCCTATTATAGGATGGATTGAAATGGAAACTGATTTTTTTGGAATGTGGAGAGCTCCTCGCAATATATTCCGTATGGAAGAAGGTTTAAATGATATTTTAAACCAATGGGATCACTACACCAAATCAGCAATTCAAACTGGTAAAGATTTTAGTTGGGAAAATAGAACAAAAGATTTAATAAACATTTATAATCAAGTGTTATGAAAAAAGAATTAATACAAGAATACAACACCTTAGTAAACCTTAGATTGCCTATTAAAACTTTAGGTAATACTTTTAACATTAATTTTATTGAAGGAGCATTTGTTGAAGTTTCAGGTAGTCAGAAAAAAAATTATAGAGTTATAATTACAGATAATTCTAATAATGAAATTATCCATGATACTGTGATTACAAACAATATGTGGACTCGAACTAATCGTAAATATTTTACAAATTGGGGTATTAAAGTTTATGATAAAGAAACTAATGAATTAGTATTTGAACATAATTATGATGCTAAAGGTAAACGAGTTTATATTCATCTAGATTCATCAGCTATTGGAGATACTTTAGCTTGGTTTCCTTATATTGAAGAATTTAAAAAAGTTTGGGGTTGCCATGTTATAGTATCAACTTTTAAAAATGAATGGTTTCAAGATTTATATCCTGAACTTGAATTTATAGAACCCGGAAAAGAAGTATTTGATTTATATGCAATGTATGGAATTGGTTGGTTTTATAATGATGATAGAACCTTTAATAAAGATAGAGTACCTCGTGATTTTAAACCAATTCCTTTACAAGCTACCGCAACTGATATTTTAGGACTAAACTATAAAGAAATCAAACCCAGAGTTAATTTTAAAGATACAGGACGTCCTATTGAAGAAAAATATGTTGTAATTGCACCTCATGCTTCAGCTCACGCTAAGTATTGGAATTACCCCGGTGGTTGGCAAAAAGTAATTGATGAATTGAATGAAGAGGGTTATAAGGTAATGATGATTACACATGAACCCTTAAATGATGATTGGCACGATTCTAAATTAGGAGGTACTTTACAAAATGTAATTGATGAAACCGGTGATAAACCTATTGAAGTAAGAATGAACCAAATTAAACATGCCGAAGCTTTTATTGGTGTTGGTAGTGGTTTATCTTGGTTAGCATGGGCTATTGGAACTCCTGTTGTTTTAATTTCAGGATTTAGTGAAGAACATACTGAATTTGAAGACTGTGAGCGTATTGGTGCCCCTAAAGGATTTTGCAGCGGATGTTTTAATCGTGAATGGTTAAATCCTGGTGATTGGGAATGGTGTCCTGATCATAAAGACACACCCCGCCAATTTGAATGTACTAAATCTATTACTCCTGCAAAAGTAATTAGTTCTGTAAAAAAAGTTTTACATTTTTGATAAAAGTTATAATATTTATTTATAGGGAAAAATACAATTTAGTTAAAAAAACAATTTTAGCTTAAATTGACTTTTAAAAAAAAATATAATATTTATAACAAAACATAACCTAAATCAAAATGGCAGAAACATTATTATCACCGGGTGTATTAGCTAGAGAGAACGACATGTCGGCTATCACATCACAACCGATTCAAGCTGGTGCCGCTATTCTTGGTCCTACAGTAAAAGGACCAGTTGGCATTCCTACATTGGTTACCTCTTATAGTCAATACGTAAACAAATTCGGTACTACTTTTACAAGCGGGAGTGAAGTTAAATCATTTTTAACCTCAATTTCAGCTTACAACTATTTCTCAAATGGTGGTACTACATTGTTAGTAACAAGAGTAGCAAGTGGCTCATTCACATCAGCAACTTCAACTGTAATTACTGGTAGCGACGCTGACGTAACTTCATTTACTTTAAAAACATTTGGTCAGGGTGTTATCATGAACAGTTCTGGTTCTGAAACTAACGGAGCTTTAGTAAGTGGTTCATCCGATAACTTAAGATGGGAAATTGTTTCTAACAACACATCTTCAGGCACATTCAACTTGTTGATTAGAAGAGGTGATGACACTACAAACGAAAAAACTGTATTAGAAACTTGGGCTAACTTATCACTTGACCCTTATGCTGATAACTATATCTCTAAAGTAATTGGTGATTCTTATTCAGTAGTTGATACTTCAGACGCAGTTCCTTATGTTAAAGTTTCTGGTTCATATCCTGCTAAATCAAATTACGTATACGTTTCTCAAGTAAGTAATACTCCTAACTATTTTGATAATAACGGAAATGCTAAAGCTGCATTTACTGGTTCATTACCTAAAGTAGCAAGTGGCTCATTTGCAGGAGCTACTGGTACTATTACTCATGGAAGTGATTTGTACTACCAAAACATTACAGGTGCTAATAACTTACAAGGTGTTAGAGCAGCTGACTATACTCAATCAATTAACTTATTGAGCAATGCTGATGAATATCAATTTAATTCAATCACAGCTCCTGGTTTGATTATCGGTCAAGCTTCTTCAGTTGTTACTTCATTGATCAATATGGTTCAAGAAAGAGGTGATGCAATTGCTGTTGTAGATCCTGCAGTTTACGGTGCTACATTAAACACAATGACTTCCAATGCCGGAGCTTATAATTCTAGCTACGCTGCTACTTACGCTCCTTGGTTACAAACCACAGATCCTGAATCAGGCAACTTAGTATGGGTTCCTGCCTCAACAATGATCCCTGGAGTATATGCTTACAACGATAAAGTAGGTGAAGCTTGGTTCGCACCTGCTGGTTTGAATAGAGGTGGATTAGCTACAGTAGTACGTCCTGAAAGAAAATTATCTCAATCTGATAGAGATACATTATATCAAGGAAAAGTAAACCCGATCGCTTCATTCCCTGGAGCTGGAACAGTAGTATTTGGTCAGAAAACATTACAGACTAAAGCAACTGCACTTGACCGTATCAATGTTAGAAGATTGTTAATTGAACTTAAATCTTACATTTCTCAAGTATCTGATAATTTAGTATTTGAACAAAATACCGCATCTACTAGAAATGCATTCTTAAGCCAAGTTAATCCTTACTTACAATCAGTACAACAACGTCAAGGTTTGTATGCATTTAAAGTAATTATGGATGATAGCAATAACACAGCAGACGTAATCGACAGAAATCAGTTAGTAGGTCAAATTTACTTACAACCTACTAAAACAGCTGAATACATTTTGTTAGATTTCAACGTGTTGCCAACTGGAGTTAGCTTCCCATCATAAAAGTTTAAAAATTGAATATTTATAATAAAACACATTAATTATAACGCAAAATGGCAGTATTAGATCCCAACGAAATTTTCTTTACAGCTTTCGAACCGAAAGTACAGAATAGATTTATCATGTATGTAGACGGTATTCCATCGTATACTATCAAAGCAATCTCATCTGTCGGCTTCTCGCAGGAAGAAATTGTACTCAATCATATCAACACCTATAGAAAAATTAAAGGTAAGTTGAAGTGGAATGACTTAACATTAACTTTATTCGATCCTATCACTCCTTCAGGTGCTCAAGCAGTAATGGAATGGGTACGTTTACACCACGAATCAGTAACTGGCCGTGATGGTTATTCAGATTTCTATAAGAAAGATGTAACTATTAACGTATTAGGTCCTGTAGGTGACAAAGTATCAGAATGGGTTATTAAAGGTTCCTTCATTAAATCAGCTGAATTCGGTGAATACAACTGGGATAACGAAGCAGCTGCCCAAAACTTAACAGTAGTGTTAGGTATGGATTACTGCGTATTGAATTACTAAGAAAATTTTGCGATTTTTTTAAAGAGAGCTTGGCTTATGTCAAGCTCTTTTTTATATTGTATATGTATTATCGATAATAGTTATTAATTAATAAAATCTATGGAACAAGAAAATCCACAAGTTGTTGAACCAACTCCTTCACTAGTTAAGGACCCAACAGTTCACTCATTCCAGTTTCCTACCGAAACTGTAGAGTTGCCCTCTAAAGGTTTACTCTATCCCGAAGGTCACCCATTGTCAGGAGGTACTATTGAAATGAAGTACATGACTGCCAAAGAAGAAGACATTTTAACTAACCAAAATTACATTTCTCAAGGTATTGTATTAGATAAACTATTGCAGTCCCTAATTGTAACTAAGGTTAATTATGATGATATTTTTATTGGTGATAAAAACGCTATCTTAATTGCTTCTCGTATTTTAGGATATGGTAAAGATTATACTTTCGAGTATGATGGTGAAGAACATACAATTGATTTAACTACAATTGAAAATAAACAACTTAATTTAGAATTGTTTACTAAAGGTAAAAATGAATTTACCTATGTACTTCCTGCTTCTAAAGTAGAAGTAACTTTCCAGTTAATTAATGGAGGTCTTGAAAAGAAAATTGAACAAGAACTTAAAGGTTTAAAGAAAATCAATAAAAATGATGTTCCTGAACTTACTACCCGTTTAAAGTATATTATTACTTCTGTAAATGGGGATAATAGTCCTAAAAGTGTTCGTGATTTCATTGATAACTATATGTTAGCTAGAGATTCAAAAGCTTTAAGAGAATATGTTAGAGATATCCAACCAGATATTGATATGGATATTAGTATCAATGTAGGTGGGGAAGATCAAATTATTACATTACCCCTGGGAGCCAACTTTTTTTTCCCTGACGCCTGAGGAAGCTCTAGTTTATAGAGGAGACGTATTTACACAAATTCACGAGATAGTATTTCATGGTAAAGGCGGCTATGATTGGGTGAGCGTGTATAATATGCCTTTATGGCTTAGAAAATTTACGTGGCATAAGCTTGTTGAGTGGTATGAAAAAGAAAATAATCAAAATTCATCCCAAAACGTAGCTGAACAATCCATTGCAAATATGAAAGCTGCAGGTGCAGTATCAAAACCACAACAAACTGTTCCTGATTACATTGCGAAGGCGTCAAGAAAATGACGCCTTCCAATATTTATACCATATACATTGACCTGATTAAAACATGGCAAAGCAAAACGAAGGAGAAAGAATAAAAAAGATTGCAGATGAAACCCAAGTAGTGGTTGAAGATGCTCTTAGAAGTATTGCATCCAACATTGGTGATATTTTTGCCCAAGCTTTAACAGCAGGACAAAACTCTGCCAAAACCTTAGCCAAAGACGTTACAGGTACAATTAATAGCTTAGCTAAGTCTACAGACGTATTGGTTAGAAACCAAGAAAAAGCTAATAAAGGTATTCTAACCTATAAAGATATTACAGCTGAAATCCAAAACCGCACAGCTAAAATCCAAGCATTAAAAAATCAAATTGAAATAGCTGAAAGAAGTGGTGTTGGAAACGCTAAACAATTAAAAAATGAATTAGCTAAAATTGAATCATACAACAAAGAAGTTGAAGATTCAATGCAAGCCCAGTTAAAATATTCTAAGGATATTAGCCAAACCATGGGACTCACAGGTTCTGCTATTAAAGGTATTGGAAAGTTAGCTGGAAAATTAGGTTTTGATGGAATAGCTGATACCCTTCAAGAAGCTCAAGATAGAGCTGCAGCTATGGCTAAAAAAATAGTTGACGCTAAGGGAAATGCTGGAGGGCTTGGTTCTAAATTTAAAATTTTAGGTTCTACTTTTGCATTTTTAGGTAAATCTTTAATTAAACATTTATTTGATCCTTTAGTTATGATTAAAGGGGCAGTTAGTTTAGTTAAAGGAGCTTTTGGACTAGTTGGTAAAGTTGTTCGCAAGTTTATCGATATGGGTAAAGAAGCTAAAGATAAGTACATGGAGGTAGCTCAAGTTACTTCTGGGGAAATGCAAGGTTTAGCTCGAAACATTGGTTTAAGCCAAGAAGCAGCCGGTAAATTATATAGTCAAGTAGCAGGATTAGGTCCTACATCGGGTCAAGCCGCATCTGCTATAGAAGGTATTTACAATGCTATGAACTCCACAGAACAACTATCAGGTAAAACCTTAGATAGATTTGTTAAATTAAACATTTATGCTGGTTATTCTGCTGAATCTTTAGCGGCAGCACAAAAATATGCTAAAATTTTAGGTGAAGATGCCGGTACGGTTGTTGACGAGATGAATAACCAAATTGCAGCTCAAATTAAATCACAAAATATAGCAGTTAGTCAAAAAGTAGCATTTGAAGCTGTGAATAAAACTTCTCGTAATATTCAAAGAGCATTAGGAGGTTCAAAAGATGCAATTATAGCTGCCGTTCTTTCATCTAAAAAATTAGGTTTAGAATTAGAAGATGCTTTAGATTCTGCTAAAGGATTCTTAAACTTAGAAGAAAGTATTTCATCTGAACAAGAATTAAGATTATTAACTGGTAAAGATATTGATCTTACCAAAGCAAGAGAATTAGCAGCAACACGTGACTTTGCTGGATTAAATAAAGAAATTGCTCGTATTACCAAGCAAATTGGAGGTGATGCTTCAAACAACCAATTTATTATGGATGCTATCACTAAAACTTTAGGTATTAGTGAAGACAAAGTATCATCTATTTTGGATGCTAACCGAACAATGACTACTGTTCAAGGAGACTTAAATAATAGTTTACAAAAAGGAGCAGATATTCGAAAAGGAGCGGCAACTATGGCTGAATCCGAAGAAATGAGACAAAGAGGTTTAGCAGCAAGATTAGGAAAATTTGGTGCTGCTTTCAAAAGCTTTGGAGATTGGGTTGACAGTTTCATGATTTCTATCAAGGAACCAATAATGGAATTGTTTGGGGGTCAATTTGAAGCTTGGTGGATGAATGATGAAACCAAGAAAATATTTGAAGATATAAAAGAAAATATTGTGGGTATGCTTCAGATGATGACCCAAGAGGGAGGTAAAATACATGGAGTGTTCAAAGCAGTTTTTGACCCTCAATCAGGTTTTATTAATAAAGGTTTACGTGATGTAAGAGCTATATTGACAGGAGGTGACTTAACTAATCCCGAATCATTTATAGGAAAAGCATATAATTTCTTTAAAGAACTTAAAAATTCTGAAACATTTAGAGCTTTAAAAGAAGGAATGGAAGCCGGTAGAAAAGCTGTGCTTGTAATTGTCAAAATGTTTGATAAGTTGCTCCAAAATCCAATGTTTAAAACATTGTTAACTTCATTTATTGCAGGAGCTGCTGCTAAAAAAACATTAGAATTCATATTCCCAGGTTTAGGTAAAATGTTTGAAAGAGGAGCAACATCCTTTAATCCTTCATTTGTAAGAGTAACTAATATGCCTGCAGGAGGAGTACCTGGTATGAATCAGTCAGCATCCGATATGATGTATGGTCCTTCGACTTCATCCGGTCCTTCCAACACTAGCGGTCCTCGAAAAAAAGATGGTACACTTGATAGACGTTATAAATCTAATAAAACCCCTAAACCTACTACTCGTAGTAGATTTAAACCAAGACTACGAGGGAATGCTGGGGCAATGCTTTTAAATCTAGGATTAGGATTTGGAATGCAAGCACTGTCCGGAGCATTTTCAGGAGGTGAAGAAGAACAACAAGGTGGTGGTGTAGATGCAGGTGCGGCTGTAGCCGCGGCAGCAGCCCAAGCTAAAAAAGATAAAGATGCCAAGAAAAAAGCTATAGAAGCCTCTATTGAAACCTATAGTAAAGTATCTCAAGATGATACATCTAAAAAAGTTACTTTAGAATATAGAGGAACAAAATATACAGGTGATAATTTAGCTCAAGCTAAGGCCTATGCTTTAGCTGGTGAAGTTAAAAGAGAATTAGGAAACGATAAAGATGCTAAATCAGCCGCTGATAAAGTTGCTAAAGACCTTAAGAAAACAACAGAGAAAAAAACAAGTTGGTGGGATTCAATAAAAAGCGTAGCGGCAGGTGCCGGTAATATGGCTTTATCAATGACCCCCATGGCTTTAATGGGACTTGGAAACAAAGGACCAGAAGCAGAAGCTCAAGGATCAAAAGGATCAAAAGGATCAAAAGGATCTCAAGGACCAAAAACAAAACCAAAACCAAAACCAAAACCAAAAGCCCAACAAGGATTTTTTGGAAAAATGTGGAGTGGTATCAAATCTACAGCTTCTAAAGCTTATAAAGGTGCTAAAAACTTAGTAGGAAATGCTGGTAAAGCTATAAGCAATGCCAGTGATTGGGGTATGAAAAAAGTAAAAGATTGGTTTGCTAAAAATATAGGAAGTAAAATTAAACCTATGTTTAAAGCTGCTAAAGGTCCTGTAGGTACTTTTATGAAAAAACTTTTTGGCAAAATCCCAGTTTTAGGAGTTCTTATGGAAGCTTTATTTGCGGGTCAAGATGTTAATGCTATCATGAAAGAAGGAGGATTAACTCGTGGTGAAACTGAATCTGAAATTGGTAGAACTATTATTAGTAGTGGTTTAGGTTTATTAGGAGGATCATTAGCAGCCGCTGGTGTTTCAAGTTTGCAAGCTGTAGGTATTCCCGGTTGGTTGCTTTCAACATTAGCTTATACAGGAGGTGATGCTTTAGGCAGAATGCTTGGAAGTGCTATTTCAGATTACGTAGGGGGCCCTTCATTAGGTAAATTAGTATTAAATACCTTTGGGGATGATATGGTTTCTCGTCCAGGATATGGTAAACGTACATTATTTGGTCCTGAGGGTGCTGTTCAATTAAATGACAAAGATACAGTAATTGCTGGTACTAATTTATTTGGAGACGATGTTGTAAGTGCTCCTAAGGGTGCAGTAAGTTTAGGTAGTGCCGATGTATTAAATGAACTTAGAGCATTACGTATGGTTATGGAACGATTAGCAGCTAAAGAAGGCACAGTAACTTTAGATGGTAATAAAGTAGGTACAGCATTAGGAATTTCAGCATACAGAATGCAATAATTTAATATTTATAACAAAACATTTAATATAAAAAACTATGGCCTTAATTAATTCATTAAACCAAACAAACTTAGGATTGAATGGTGCTACCCCTTCTGGATATACTCCTGCTAACTTGGTTAATTCCTTGAATTCTACTCAGTTAGACATTAACAATGGAGCAACACCTTCAGGATACACTCCTGCTAACTTAGTTAATTCTTTAGGTTCAACTCAATTAGACGTTAATAACGGAGTAACTCCTGCTGGATACACTCCTGCTAACTTAGTTAATTCCTTGAATTCTACTCAATTAGACCTCAATAATGGAGTAACTCCTGCAGGATATTTAAGTAATCTTCCTCAATAATAAAGAATGCCTTTATTAGATCTAAAAACTGATTTAACATCCGTTCCTTTTGGTATGGATAGACCCAACGGGGGTTCTAGTAAACAACCGTTTATCGTAAAAGATATTCCGGGTAAGGATAAAACCTTTTTAGATCAAATCGGAGACGAAAGTACAGGAGACTATGGTATGACCGTTGGTAACACCTTCGGTTTTAGAAATGCCCTATTAAACCCAGGAACAGCTTTAGATGATGTAGAACGTTTATATAAACTGTATACCCAAACTAGTACAGGATTAGTATTTGAAGCTAAACAAGTAGCTTTAGGATTATTATCTGAACCTACAGCGGTGTGGAATCCTCTAGCAGTTGGTGCCCAAGAATTACTTAATATTCCTGGAATAGGACACATTCCTTCATTTCTTAACCCCAACATCAGGGAAATTTTCACTTACCCTGAACCTGGTCCTACTGATTTTAGAGCAGCTAATAGACTAAAAGCTGGTCAAACTGATGTTTATCAATTAGGTAGTCCCGGGGATGGTACTAATCCTCTTCTTAGAGGTAAAGTTCCTGGAACTGATAATAAATTAGGAACTTCTATTGTAAGGAGTAGAAAACATTATAATGTAGTTTACGATAAAAAAGATGCGATTAACTTAAATGTTAATGATACAACTCCTATACAAAACATTGCTCCCTTATCTTCCACAGCCGATAAAATGGCTTTGGTTAATTTGTATACGGCCCCTGATTCTGTAGCAAAATCAAAAGAAATATCAGGCGACATCCCTTCAGATTTTATAAAGTTTAAAATTAAAGTAGTAGATAACGATAATCCTTCACAATTTACTCATATTCACTTTAGAGCATTTTTAGAAAGTTTCTCTGACTCATTCAGCGCAGAGTGGTCTGACCAAAAATTTGTTGGTAGAGGAGAAGCATTTTATAGATATGGTGGTTTTAGTCGTTCTAATAGTTTAAGTTTTAAAGTAGCTGTTCAATCTCGCCAAGAACAAAGAACACTATATGAAAAACTTACTTATTTAGCTTCACTAACAGCCCCAGATTATAGTTCTAATGGTTTTATGAGAGGAAGTTTAATTTATTTAACTGTAGGAGACTATTTAGTAGATGTTCCTGGTGTATTAGGAGGATTAAGTCTTACTATTGATCCAAACTCTCCTTGGGAAATTGCTAAATTAAATAATGGTAAAGAAGATAAAAATATTGCTCAATTGCCGCATGTGATTACAGTTGATAGTTTTGAATTTAAACCAATCCATAACTTTGTACCACAAAAAGGATCTAAATTTATTGGATATGATAATTGGGACTCTGATACTAAACAAAGTGATTTAATTAAAGATGGTACTATAAGAGCACCAAAATCTTCTTCATCATCTATTGTTACAGTACCTACTTTAGCTCAATCCCAAGCATCTCAAGGAACTAATTATCCAACTCCCCCATTCGCATAATAAGTTATGAACAGATATTCAAAAATACCACAAAATTCAATAGGTCAAGGGAATTCTTATTATTATTCCCCTAAATATCCTTCAATTCCCTTTTCTTCAACTGATTTATATTTTATAATGCAAGAAGGGGATAGATTAGATTTATTAGCTAACCAAATATATGGAGATCCTTCTTTATGGTGGATTATATCTTGTGCTAATCCTAATTTACCTCAAAATTCTTTTTACGTCCCCATTGGAACTCAAATTAGAGTACCCTTGGATGTCACAAATATCCTTCTTAAATTTGATCAAATAAATGGAGTTGTATAATGGGAAATCTTATAGGAAGTAATCCAAGAAAATTTGTTAAAACCCAAGTTGATCTAAGGCAGCAATTATTAGGGCTAGAAATTAGAGAACCTGAAGTTTTAACATGGTCTAATAACAATACAGCTTGGATACGAGCAGTATCATCAGTCAATATTTCTACACCCGAAAAAAGTGAAGCACTAACAGGAAGTAAAAACTTTCAGGGGGATTTATTAGCTAAAAATTTTATTCTTTATAACGGTGTATCTCGATTAGACAATGAAGGAAAATTAATCCAACCCTCAGGACTATATGATGGAAATCCCGATAATATTTTTAAAAATGTTTATGGTTTTGCTGGTGACAACCAACAAGTTGGATTAGTTCCTCCTCCAGGCATTGAATCTTTAGATATTAAAACTTATAACAGGGGTTCTTTTAGAAAAGCAACTTTAAAACTTAAGGCAAATAGTAAAAAGCAGTTTGATATTATTGAAGCTCTTTACATGCACCCTGGGTTTACTGTATTAGTTGAGTGGGGTCATACTCTATATTATACCCACAATGATATTGATGTATCATCTAAAAAATACGAACAAGCTACATTTAATACCCCAGCTTTTAGTAATTTTTTTAAAGATGATGTTAACCAAAACAATATTCTAGCTCTTATTAATTCTCATACTGCTACTACTTGTGGGAACTATGATGGTTTTTTTGGAAAGATAGTTAATTTTAAATGGTCTTTCGAAGAAGATAATAGCTATAGCATTACCGTAGATATTATCTCTATAGGAGATGTAATTGAATCCCTAACTATTAATAGATCTACAGCAATAGGTTCATCTCCCTTCGGAACAGAACCCCCACCAGAATCTACCCCAGGAACCCCAGAGAGACAACCAGAAACAGAGGCTGCTAGAACTACCCGAGAAAATAAAGAACAAGCTAATTTTCTAACCCGCGCAAAAAGAATAGGTGATAAACTTAGTAGAAATGCCGGTAATTTTTTAGCTACAGTATCTAGTGGGGCTAATATTACGGGAACAAAGGATAACAATGGAGGTACAGCTGATAGAACTGCTTATTCAAATTTTGTTCAATCCTTAAGTAGTGCCGATGTTAAAGCATTAGCAAGTGCAGGACTTGTAGCAGGTGAAAGTGGATTTGATAATGCACCAAAAACCACTTACACTGTAGAAACTGAAGCTGAAGAAGCTTTAAGTACAAGTTTAATAGCCAACAAAGATAAATCTCAGTTACATAAATATCTTTATGAGGTTTATGATAAACTAAAAAAGAATGAGTCTAAAGGAGCTAAAGTTAACACTTATAATTGTATTGATCCCCAATACAATCCAAAAAAATTACCCCAAATTCAAGTTTATGGAGATTCTACTTATAAAAATGAAGATGAAACTCCTTTTGACCCTAAAGAACAATTAGTAATTAAACCCCAAAGAAGAGCTAGAAGGACTAAAAGTGGAAGTAATGGTTCAAGTTATGCAAGTACTGTAACCGTTGAGTCTAAAAATTCACCTTACCAATATGTAAAATTATATCATATTTTAAGGTATATTGAAGAAAATTTATTAATTTACTCAAAGGATAAAGAAGGAAATAAAACTCCTCTTATAAAATTTGATCAAAATTATAAAGAGACTTATTGTTTTACTTATCCTACTCAATTTTCAACAGATCCTTCAGTTTGTATTATCCCTTTTAGAGTATCAGATTATAATAAAGATGAAGAAAAAGGAGATCCTCAATTAGGGTATTTGGTAGAAAACCAAATGTTTGAATGTTTTAAAGATGTTCTTGAAAACAAAAGTGAAGATACTAATTTTAGAATTCCTGGTCAACCTTACACTGCCAGGTTAATGTTTATTCATGTTAATTTACACTTTGTTGTTGATTGTTTAGAAGCATCTACTAATGAAAATGGAGTTATCTTATTAAGATTTTTAGAACAATTATTATCTGGAATCCAAGAAGCTTTAGGTAATGTTAATAAGTTAAATGTTACTTATGACCATGATATTAATACTATTAAGTTTATGGACGATATTCCTCTAGATCCTAATTTTTTAAAACTAGTAGACCCTACTAATTTTGATGACAGATATAAAACACTATTCAATGTTTATGGGTGGAGACCTGGAAGATCTAAAAAATTTGATTCTACTAGTTATTTAGATGTTACAGGAAACTCCCTCCCAGGATATGGTAATGTTCAAAATGGAAGTTTTGTTTATAGTGTAAATTTAGATTCTGGTTTAACCCCCCAATTTGCTACTATGCTAGCTATTGGAGCCCAATCCCGTGGAACATCAGATATTACCAATGCTACGGCTTTTAATAAATTCCATGAAGGGTTAAAAGATAGAATCATCCCTGATAAACTAAGTAAAGCTGTAGCAGAAAATCTTCCTCAAGGAGGAGAAACAATGTCTGAAGCAGAACTCAAAGAACTTAAATTTTTAAGATCTTCGGCCACAGCAAATGACCAAAAACGATATGCTGAGTTACTTGATAAGTATAAAAGAATTTATGGTAACTTTACAGATGCTTTAGAAATATTTAAAGATAATATTAAAATATTAAGAGCTAAAGAAGGTCTTATTGAAAAATTCTATCAAAGAGGTTTAGTAGTTGATAGTGAAATTTTAGATATAAACAGAAACATAAGTGGTAATGTTTCAAAATATGTAGTTTCACTTTTAAATGATGAAGGTGATGCTCCCCCTGCTAGTGGATTTATTCCTTTTGATTTAAATTTAACAATGTTAGGATTATCTGGGGTTCGTATGTATGAACGATTTTACATAGATCAAAACATCTTACCTTCAAGTTATAATAGAAATTTATCTTTTATTATTAAAGGAGTAGATCATAAAGTATCAAGCAAAGGGTGGGAAACTACTATTACAAGTTTAGCTGCTGTAAACAATGCTACCACTCAAAATAATTCAAATCTAAGTTTACCTAAAAACGAAATTGAACCTTCTACAAACCCATCAGAAGACGAATAATAAATTATGTATTATCCTAAGTCCCAAATAAAAACTAATTTATACACTAATGGAGATGAATATGAAACTCCAAAGGGTATTCCTTATGTAGGACAATACTGGAAAAGTTCAGATGGTAAAATTCACAGTGGTGTAGGACCCCAAGATAGAACTTCTATAATTTTATCTCCTATTACTTCTTCTAAAACTGCTGATTCAAATTTTAATATTAAAACTAGTACTGAAGATTTATCACCTGAAGTTTTAGGATATTTTCAAGCCAAAAACATTGATGTTAATAACCCCCCAACATTTAAAACACCTCAATATTATTTAAATATTCCTACTAGTGAAGATTATTTAGATGGATTCTATACAAGATATTTTGCTAAACAATCAAATAGAAACATCTATATTGAAATTAGTAAAGATACTTTTAATGATTTAAAATCATATAATCCTGATTACGAGTTTAATTTATATAAAATTTTTAAATTAGATTGGGTTATTAGCGGGGGTGATGAAACTTACGTTTCTGAACAAAATTACAATCTAGTAGAATATTACGAGAAAAAAATAGGTTACACTGCTTTTACTGAATACTTCTCAAATTACACAGAGTTCTATAGAGCGGGGTAATCCAAAAAAGGTTTTGTATATTTAAGTAAATGTTTTGGTTAATAGAAGATAGTGAACAACTGAGGGAATTCGACTGTCGAGGTTTTAAAGAAGTGTTTTTAGAGGTTATACCTCATAATTTCAACACCCACCCAATCCTCGATAGCGTTTCTACGTTGTATGTACGCCCTATAAACGCGAGTAAGGGATACATGATGTGCCTCGATCATAGTGAGGCGCTATCGCTTGATATACAACAAGTAACAGAGACATTAAGCAAAATTGAAAAAATATATGTGAGGGATAAAAAATCGGTATTACAATACTTACCGCTTAAAGCTCTCTTTGACATTCAACCCACATATAATACATATATACCAGAACTAACGTTCGCCCATAAATGGATCTATAAAAACAATTTAGATCATGCGGCTCCAAACCGATTAGTGCCTATTGTAAAACACTATGAATATTGTGAGTCGATTTTTCAAGATCTAAATGTATTTAATATAAAATGCCAAGACGATTATTGTCAATGGTTTAACAAAAAAAGTTCAATTGTGTTTTCCGCTATTGAAGCCAATGGACTTAAAATAAATAAAGAAGTATATGAAACGTTTTTTCACAAGGTTGAGGGGGAGTATGTTTACACCCAATATAATCTCAAAACCCTTACCACTAGACCCTCAAACAGCTTTGGAGGAGTCAATTTTGCTGCCCTCAACAAAGAAAATGGATGTAGGGGATCGTTTATTGCGCGTAATGATGGACTTATCGAGTTTGATGTTTCTGCTTACCACCCTACCTTGGCTGCTCGTCTTGTTGGTTATTCGTTTGGCAATAAAGATATTCATATGGACTTCGCAACAATGTACGGGGTGGATTACAAAAAAGCTAAAGAATTAACATTTAAACAACTATACGGAGGAGTTTTCGAACAGTATAAAAACCTGGAATTTTTTAGGAAAGTACAAGCGTATACTGATGATTTGTGGGACACTTTTCAATACCAAGGTTGGATTGAAATGCCTCAATCAAAGTATATACTTAGGAAAGAAAACACCGAAGATATGAAGCCGCAAAAGTTATTTAACTACGTACTACAAAACTTGGAAACGTCCACAAACGTTCTTATATTGTGGGAAATACTTAAATTTTTACGAGGTAAAAAAACAAAACTCGTGTTGTATACTTACGATGCTTTTTTGTTTGATTATGCTGAGGAAGAAAAACATTTATTAAAAGAAATTAAAAAAATTATAGAAAGCTTTGAATTGAGCACAAAAATTAGTTATGGAGACACTTATGACTTTACAAGAAGTTAATTATATGTATTCGGGACAATACGATTTTGAACAACCCGAAAATATTATAGATTTGAACAACAAGTTATTTTGCACCTTTACGTCTTTGGAGGACATGGATGCATTGGTTAATGATTTATCTTCACGTTATAGCATCATGTATAACAAAATGTTTGTTTTGCACGTTAAGAGCAATAACGAGTATGTTGTTACATATAATGTTGATCAAGGTAATGTGAATAATATCCCTGAAAACACAATTTTAGTACATCGTAAAAAAGACACAAATACTCTTTATACTATTAATGCCTTAAATGAATTAATTAAGGGATTGAATGGTGGTGTAGTTGACACACGTTATAAAATTGACTGGCAACACTACAAAAATTGTATTCTACTCACTCAGCACAACGAATTAAAGCAATTGAATACAAAGATTTTCAAGATTATTGAACTTTAATTTGGTGATTATACCAAAGGTTATTATATTTAGTTACATTAAAAATTAGTTATTATGGATTTGAACGAAATCAAAGCGCGCCTTAATCAGATGCAAAACGCATCTAACGGACAGAGCAAAGGCGATGGAAAACAATTGTTCTGGAAACCCTCGGTTGGTAAACAAACCATCCGCATTGTACCTTTCAAGTACAACTCCGCAAACCCCTTTACCGAAATGCAATTCTATTATGGAATTGGTTCTAAAAAGGTAATGTCTTCACCTACAAACTGGGGTGAAAAAGATCCAATTAAAGAATTTGCTAAACAATTGCGTCAATCAGATGATAAAGACAACTGGCGTTTGGCTAAAAAATTGGATGCTAAAACCCGTGTATTCGCACCTATAGTAGTGCGTGGTGAAGAATCTGAAGGTGTTAAATTGTGGCAGTTTGGTAAAGAAATTTACGAAGCATTTTTGCAGATGGCTGCTGATGAAGAAGTAGGTGATTTTACTGATATCTTGAATGGTCGTGATATTAAGTTGAATACTGTAGGTCCTGAATCTACTGGTACTCCTTACAACAAAACTACTATTGCTCCCTCAATGAAAACTTCTCAACTTTCGGATGATGAAGCATTGGTTGAAAAATTGTTGAATGATCAACCTGATCCTAAAAAAGTATTTAAGCCCTTGTCTTATGATGAGATGAAGAGTGCACTTCAAGAGTGGTTGTCGCCTGAAGATTCTGAAGAAGGTGATATCGTTTCTGAACCTGCTGAAGATTTTGATTCAGATATTAAAGAAGCACCTAAATCAAATTATTCACTTAGTGCTAAACCTGTTGTTAAAAAATCAAAGACAGATCAATTTGATGATTTGTTTGGAGAAGAAGACGACGATTTACCATTTTAATTAACAACACATGGCAAGAGGAAAAACATCCAAGTCCTTATCGGAGGCAGTCTCCTCTGAAATTAAAGCGAATTTTAACTTAGATAGCTTTAAGAATAAGAAAGGACTTACATCAAAAGCTAAGTTTAAAGAACAAACCTGGATTCCACTTTCGGAAGCATACCAAGAAACTACTTCGGTTCCAGGTATTCCTCAAGGTCACATTGTATTGCTTCGTGGGCATTCTGATACGGGTAAAACAACTGCTTTGATTGAAGCAGCCGTATCAGCCCAGAAGCGAGGTATTCTTCCTGTATTCATTATCACTGAGATGAAATGGAACTGGGAGCATGCCGTCCAAATGGGGTTAGAAGTAAATGAAGTTGTAGATGAATCTACAGGTGAAATTATAGATTACAATGGTAGCTTTATTTACGTTGACCGTGAAACTATTAATACTATTGAAGACGTAGCCGCATTTATCCTTGATTTGCTTGATGAGCAGAAAAAAGGTAATTTGCCTTATAACTTGCTATTCTTGTGGGATTCAATTGGTTCGGTTCCTTGTGAATTATCCGTTCGTTCAAACAAAAATAACAATGAATGGAACGCAGGTGCTATGTCAACCCAATTTGGTAACAACGTTAATCAGCGCATAGTAATGTCTCGTAAGGAAAGTAGCCCATACACCAATACCCTTGTGTGTATTAATAAGGTATGGACTCTAAAACCGGAATCTCCAATGGGTCAACCCAAGTTGATGAATAAAGGAGGTTATGCTATGTGGTTTGATGCAACATTTGTTGTTACATTTGGTAATGTGATGTCAGCAGGAACATCAAAAATTAAAGCTATTAAAGATGGTAAACAAGTCGAATTTGCAAAACGTACAAATATTCAAATCGACAAAAACCACATTAATGGCGTTACTACTCGAGGTAAAATCATCATGACTCCTCATGGCTTTATTGAAGATACAGATAAAGCATTGAAAAATTACAAAGACTCTCATGCAGATGCTTGGAAAAGCATTCTAGGAGGTGTAGATTTCAACATTGTTGAAGAGGATCAAGAATACACAGATATTACCTCATACGAAAACGAACCAGAATAAGATGAACAAAAAAGAATTACTTAAGCTCCTCAACAACCTTGACGAGCAGGGCCAAGAGACTGTAGAATCACAAAGAGTATTATTGATAGATGGATTAAACTTATTCTTCAGAAACTTTGCCATGCTTAATGCGGTGAATCCCGATGGGGTTCACGTTGGGGGTTTAGGTGGATTCATGCGTTCATTAGGTGCTTTGATTCGTCAAATCCAACCAACTAGTGTTTATGTTGTATTCGATGGAGCGGGTTCTTCCAATAATAGGAAGAACCTTCTTCCCGAGTATAAATCAGGTAGAAATACTCAACGTATTACTAACTGGGAGGTATTTGAAAGTCATGATGATGAAGATGATGCTAAAATAGATCAAATTGTTCGTGTAATTCAATATCTCAAAACTCTACCAGTTAAAACTATTTCAATCGATAAGGTAGAAGCAGATGATATTATTGCTCGTTTGAGTGAAGTTTTACCACAACGAGAAGAAGATAAAGTATTTATTGTTTCTTCCGATAAGGATTTCCTCCAATTAATAAACAAAAACGTAATTGTTTATCGTCCTATGGAGCGTGAATTCTATACTGAAGAAACTGTAAAGGAAAAATTTGGTATGTCCCCTAAAAACTTTATTATTTATAAAACACTTTTAGGTGATAATTCTGATAAAGTAAAAGGTATTAAAGGATTAGGTGAGAAAAAGCTTACCAAATTATTCCCTGAATTAACTCAACAAGATGTTACTTTAGATGACATTTACAATATTTGTGAATCTAAATTTAAAGAACACGTAGTGTATGCTCGCATTATTCAAGACATTGATGCGTTAGAAAAAAATTACAAGATTATGGATTTGTCAAATCCTATGATTGATGAAAATGATAAAAAATACATCAATCAGGTTGTCCAATCCAAAAGTTTAAATTATCTTCCCGACCAGTTCGTAGCGTTTTATAACGAAGATAAACTCGGAGGTATGATTCGCAACGTAGAATTTTGGGTAAAAGATATATTTGAACCATTAACCAGTTATAATAAATAAGTTATATGACATTAGTAAATCTCCAGCAATATGGGCCTGCCTTTCAAATTAAGGTAATTTCATCATTGCTTACACACAAAGAATTCCTTGTTAATATCCATGATATTATCAGTGATGAGTATTGGGACAATCAAGCTCATAAATGGATTATTAAGGAAATTCTTAAGTATTACGAAAAATACCATACAACACCTTCAATGGATATTTTGAAGGTAGAATTAAAGAAAGTAGAAAATGAAGTACTTAAAGTAGCTGTTAAAGAACAACTACGTGAGGCATATCAAGCATCTGAAGATGATTTGGCTTATGTGCAAGAAGAATTTTCTACATTTTGCAAAAATCAACAATTAAAAAAAGCATTACTTAGTAGTGTAGATTTACTTAAAGCTGGAGATTATGATTCTATCAAATTCATGATTGAGTCAGCAATGAAAGCAGGTCAAGATAAAAATGTAGGACATGAATATAATAAAGACATTGAATCTCGTTATAGAGAAGATCACCGAATCGTTATCCCAACACCTTGGGAAACTATTAATGACTTACTCCAAGGCGGATTGGGAAATGGAGATTTTGGTCTCATATTTGGTAATCCAGGAGGTGGTAAGTCTTGGTCACTAGTTGCATTGGGTGGTTATGCTGTGCGTTTAGGATTTAACGTAGTGCATTATACACTCGAGTTAGGTGAAGATTATGTAGGTCGTCGCTATGATGCTTTCTTCACTAAAACACCAGTAAATAAAATTACAGAAAACCGAAGTAAAGTTGACGAAGTTATTCCCCAACTACCTGGTGAACTTGTAATTAAAGAATTCCCTACAGGTAAAGCAACAATTTCAACGATTGAATCTCATATTAATAAATTAATTGACTTAGGTATTAAACCTGACCTAGTAATTATTGACTATGTTGACCTTCTTTCAACAAGAAAAAGAACTATAGACCGTAAGGGAGAACTGGATGATATTTATATTAGCACTAAAGGTTTAGCACGTGAGTTAAATGTTCCTATTTGGAGTGTTTCACAGGTAAATCGAGCTGGTGCAAAAGATGACGTAATTGAAGGTGATAAAGCGGCCGGTTCTTATGATAAAATCATGATTACCGATGTGGCTATATCTCTTTCACGTAAAAAAGAAGATAAAGTGAAGAACACAGGTAGATTCCACATTATGAAAAACAGGTATGGTATGGACGGCTTAACGTTCTATTTAAATGCAGACACTTCTACCGGGCATTTCGAAATTACAGACGCACCTGATAATGATGAAGAATCAACTCCTAGTTCTAACTCAAATAGTTACGACTCTTTTGATAACTTTGATAAGAAGTTGTTGGCTAACAAATTTTTTGAATTAAATTCATAACTTATTAACATTAAACTAAAAATGGCAAAAAAGAAATCTTTATTGCAAGAACGCATTGTTTACAAACCATTTGAATATCAAGAAGCATATGAGTATTGGCTAAAACAACAACAAGCACACTGGTTACATACAGAAGTACCAATGATGAGTGATTTAAATGATTGGAAACAAAATTTAAATGAAACTGAAAAAAATATTGTGGGTTCAATCCTAAAAGGATTTGCTCAAACTGAAACAATTGTTAATGATTACTGGTCTGGGTTGGTAACTAAATGGTTTCGTAAACCTGAGGTGATAATGATGGCTACTACTTTCGGCGCATTTGAAACAATCCACGCTGAAGCATATTCTTTATTAAATGAAACCTTAGGACTTGAAAACTTTGATGAGTTTCTTGAAGATGAAGCTACAATGGCAAAAATTGAAGCTCTTACTACAGTTAGAGACAGTTTTAATGGTGAAAAAAATATTCATGAAATCGCTAAATCACTTGCCATCTTTTCAGCATTTACTGAAGGTGTAAATTTGTTTAGTTCATTTGCCGTATTATTATCATTCAAGATGCAAAATAAACTTAAGGGTGTAGGTCAAATTGTTGAATGGTCTATTAGAGACGAATCAATGCACTCCGAAGCAGGTTGTTGGTTATTTAGAACTTTAATTAATGAGCACCCCGAAGTAAAAACCCCAGAATTAGAAGCAGCAATTAATGAAGCAGCTTTACTATCTCTTAAACTTGAACTTGATTTTATTAACAAAGTTTATGAACTTGGTGATTTAGAACAATGTAATAAGTACGACTTGCAAAACTTTATTAAAAACCGAGTAAATACAAAATTGGGTGACTTAGGTTATAGACCAATTATTACTGATGTTGATTTAACAGCAGTTGATAGAATGAAGTGGTTTGATGCTTTATCAGCAGGTAAACAACATACCGACTTTTTTGCAAATCGTGTTACTAACTATTCAAAGGGTCACATGGAATGGGACGCCGCCGCAATTTTTTAATTTATGGACAATAATTTAATAGCAGATTACACAACTTGGGAACGTGGTAAAGACTTCCCAGAGTACATGGATGAAGTAGCTTTGTCTACTATTTCTAAAGGGTATTTATTGCCCGGGGAAACTCCTCGTAAGGCATATAGACGAGTTGCTCATGCAGTAGCAATGCGTTTAAATCGTCCTGATTTAGAAAATAAATTTTTTAAATACATTTGGAATGGGTGGATCGGTTTGGCAAGTCCTGTTTTATCTAACACTGGTACTGATAGGGGCCTTCCCATCTCTTGTTTTGGCATCGATACTCCTGATTCGATTAGGGGAATTGGTCTTACCAATGCTGAACTTATGCGACTTACGTCCTATGGTGGTGGTGTTGGCATCTCACTTTCTAAAATTAGAGGTAGAGGAGAACCTATTAGAGGAAACGGCAAATCAGAAGGCGTAGTACCTTGGGCTAAAATTTATGATTCTACAATTATTGCAACCAACCAAGGTTCAGTACGTAGAGGAGCAGCATCTGTAAACCTAGACATTAATCATCCTGATATACATGAATTTTTGCAAATTCGTCGTCCTAAAGGTGATCCAAATAGACAATGTTTGAATCTACACCAATGTGTAGTTGTTGATGATAAGTTTATGAATCGCCTTCAAGACCGAGATAGCGAAGCTATGTCTTTGTGGTTAGAGATTCTTAAATCACGTGTTGAAACAGGTGAACCTTACATTATGTTTAAAGATAATGTAAATAAAGATAACCCTCTTGGTTATAGAATGAATAACCTAAATGTTTCTATGACTAACATCTGTACTGAAATTACTCTTCATACAGATGAGGAACATTCATTTATTTGTTGTTTATCTTCACTTAACCTAGCTAAGTATGATGAGTGGAAGAACACTGATTTAGTTGAAACTGCTGTTTACTTCCTTGATGGTATTATGGAAGAATTTATTGAAAAAACTAATGGTAAAGATTCAATGATTCGCTCGCATCGCCATGCTAAAAAAGGTCGTGCACTTGGTTTGGGTGTAATGGGTTGGCATACTTTTCTACAACAGAAAAACTTACCATTTAACTCAATTGCTTCAACAGCTTGGACACATACTATTTTTAGCCAAATTAAAGTACAAGCTGATGCTGCTTCACGTAAACTAGCAATTGAATATGGTGAGCCACTTTGGTGTAAAGGAACGGGTATGCGTAATACACACCTGTTAGCTATTGCTCCTACTGTATCTAACTCACGCATCAATTCATGTTCAGCCGGTATTGAACCCCAACCAGCAAACGTTTATGTGTTTAATGGTGCTAAAGGAACATTTATTGTTAAAAATCCTGAATTAGAAACCGTATTAGAAGCTAAAGGTAAAAACAATAGTAAAGTATGGGACCAAATCTTAGCCGACAATGGCTCAGTGCAAAATTTATCTAATGATATTTTAACAGAGGATGAAAAAGAAATTTTCTTAACATTCCCCGAAATTAATCAATTAGCCTTAGTTCAACAGGCAGCTATTCGTCAACAGTATATTGATCAAACCCAATCATTAAATTTAAGTTTTGATCCTACAGACTCACCAAGATGGATTAATCAGGTTCACTTAGAAGCATGGAAGTTAGGAATAAAAACACTTTATTATTTGCGCACTGATTCAGTAATTAAAGGAGATCTTGGTTCAAGAACTGTAGATTGTGTGTCTTGTGATGGTTAATAATATTTATAACGTACAACAAAACTAAATTATTATGAAAAGTGTATTAAATTTTATCAAATCTATTTTTACTATTGTAAAAAATTGGATTGTAGCAAATGGAATTGAAGGCGTATTAGGCCTCATCGCAGGTTTATTTTTATGGGCCTTTGGTTACAAAGTTTACGCTGGATTTGCGTTTGGTGTATTTGCAACTCGTAACTGGGATATTGTAAAATCTTGGGTAAAAGGTTTATTAAAATAAATAATTTATACAAAATTTCCATTTTAGATTAAGAAGGGCGCATGTGCGCCCTTTTTTAATATTTATAATCACAATTTAAATTTTTACATTATGAATAAAGAACAAGTATTAGGTGTATTGCGTCACTCGTTAACCTTTTTAGGTGGTATTTTAGTGGCCAAAGGTTTAGTAGATGAAAGCACTTTTGTTGAATTAAGTGGTGCTTTAATCACTTTAGTAGGTGGTTTGTGGTCTGTTTTAATTAAAAAATAAACCATGAATTTTTTTAAAAATATGTTTGCCAATAACGAAGGTACCTCGCACAAACGTGTGCTTGGTACCATTGGCTTTCTTTCACTAGTAGTATTTTTATTTACTTGTAGTGAAGTACATAAAGAAGAAGCAGTAGCAGCAGTAGAATATTTAACAATAGCAACTGTATTTGGTACTGTTGTTGAAAAATTTGTTCCCAAATCTAAAAAAGAAGAAAATGTTGATTAAAATTGGCTCTAAAGGAGAATTAGTAAAAGATATCCAAGAAGTAATTGGAGTAAAAGCAGATGGTGATTTCGGCCCCGGCACTGAAGCTGCTGTTAAAAAATGGCAAGCAGCTCACGGATTAACTGCTGATGGTATCGTAGGCCCTAGCACATTATCAAAAATGGGTTTATTAGACACCGATGTATCCCGAATAATTACTGAAGCTAAAAAATCAGGGGTTTATACTAAAAATAAGTATGTTACTAAAAATGGTTTAGAAGTAATTGAATATTTTATGCCTACTGATGAGTATTTAGCAGGTCCTATTAAAGCAGAATGGTTATTTTTACACCACACAGCAGGTTGGCATAATCCATTCAATACAATTAAAGCATGGGATGCTGATAAAATTGGTAAAATTGCAACTGAATTTGTATTAGGTGGCCCTTCATGTAAAGGAGATGATAACCAATATGATGGTGTTTTAGTACAAGCATTCCCAGAAGGAAATTGGGGATATCATTTAGGCAAAAACGGATCCCAAACAATGCATAAAAATTCAGTAGGAATTGAAGTATGTAATTTTGGGTATGTTGTAGATGGTAAAACTTATGCTGGTGCTAAAGTAGCTGATTCTGAAATAGTTAAACTAGCTAAACCATTCAGAGGTCATTCATTATGGCATCGTTATTCTGATAAACAGATTGAAGTATTAAAAGATTGGATTCTTTGGATTGCTGAAAGAGATGGTATTGATGTAAGAGCTGGTTTACCTGCTTTAATTAAAGAAAAAGGTGCTGATGCTTTTGAATTTAATGAAAATGCATATTACGGAAAAGTAAAAGGTTTGTGGACTCATACTAATACTCGTAAAGATAAAGTTGATATGTTCCCTCAACAAGAATTGATGGATATGTTAACAAGTTTATAATGAAAGAATTAGAAGATATTTTTAATACTGATGAATTTAAAGCACTTCCATTTTGGAATAGAGTTTGGATTCGTCTTAAAGTTGCTTTTATACAAACTATTTCAATGAATTAATTATGAAAAATTGGACTTCTATTAGAGCGGTTTATCTTTTAATGTCTTTAGTATTATTTGCTGGGGCACTTTTCCAAAATTGGTGGGTTATATTATTTGTAATTGTTATGCTTAATGTTGGTGTTTGGACCAAGTTTTGTCCCTCTAAATGGGTCTTCGAAAAACTTGGTCTCAAGAAATGTCAGCTTTAGAAGGTATATCTATAAGAAGTAGAATCTGTCTACTTGTAGCAACTTTAATTATGCTAGTGTTTTTTGTATTTAAAACACTAGTAGTATTTAGGTACATTCATCATTCTACATTTACACATTATTTTGAGTGGCTATCTGTTATATCATTTATGCCTCCTTTCTTTGTAGTAGTTAGAGAGTTTTTCAATAAAACTAAAATTAAAGAGGCTAAAATTGATACCCAACTAAAAGCAATTAATAACTCTAATTTAATAGTAACTCTAGGAATAGATGGTACTATATTATCAGCTAATCAAAATTTTCTTAATGTAGTAGGATACTCAGAAAATGAAATACTAAATGGCAAACATTCTAATTTATGTACTGCTGATTTTAAATCAAGTAAAGAATATAAAATTTTCTGGGAAAAATTACGTAAAGGAGAATTTGTTTCTGGGGAATTTGAACGTATAGGTAAAAATGGACACTCAGTATGGTTATTTGGTACGTATACTCCTTTACAAAATGATAAAGGAGAATATCATAAAGTACTTAAAATAGCTGTTGATGTTACAACACAACATAAAGCTGAAGAAGAAGTTAAACAAAAAAGTATTTACTTAGAACACGCAGCTAAAATCATTAGACATGATATGCATTCTGGGATTAATACTTATATTCCTAGAGGTATTAAATCGTTAAAAAGAAGATTAACAGAGGAACAAATTAATGAATTAAGAATCCAATCTCCACTACAATTAATAGAGGATGGATTAAGTCATACCCAAAAAGTATATTCTGGAGTTTATGAATTTACTAATTTAGTAAAAAATAATGCTCAAATGTCTGTAACTAAGTGTAATATAAAAAACATTCTTGAGGATTATTTACGCCTTACAGCTTATAAAAACCAAGTTATTTTAGATAAGAATTTATCTAAAGATTTACAGGTAAATGAAGCACTATTTTGTACAGCTATTGATAATTTAATACGTAATGGTCTTAAATACAATGATGCTCCTACTAAATGGGTTAAAATATATTCTGAAGGAGATTTTATATGTATACAAGACAACGGACGTGGATTAACTCCAAAAGAATTTTGGGAGTTTTCTAAACCTTATGCAAGAAAAGAAGGCCAAAAAGAACAAGGTACAGGATTAGGACTTAATATCTGTATTGAAATTCTTAAGGAACATGGCTTTGAAATAGTTATAGGAAGAGTTAAAGAAGGTACTAAAATAAAAATTAAATTAAACTAATGATTAACACATTAATGTTAATAGACGATGAAAATTTATTTCATCTAGTATTTGAAGATGCATGTTCAATTCTGGATATGGCTTTATCTATTGAAGCTTTAGATAGCTCTGATGAAGCTGATGCTAAATTTAAAGAATGGTTCCCTGATGATCCAAACCACGAACGTCCTGAATGTGTGTTTGTAGATTTAAATATTATAGGTTCTTCTATGGACGGTATCGAAATGATTAGAAAAATCAATTACGAATATGGAGACGGGGTAGTAATTGGAATCATTTCCTCTTCAGAGGATGAAGAAGAAATTAATAAAGCTAAAGCTGTAGGAGCACAGTTTTGGATTATAAAGTCTGATGATATTGAACCTCGTTTAATGGAGTTTATGGAAGACTATAATGCTTATAAAGCAAAAACAGCTTCATTTAAAATTTATAGATAATGATTGAAGTAACAGAACATACTAGGAATGTTCTACTAGAGGTTGCTAAAACTAAAAAAATCTATGTAGAAGGTAATTTCCTTAAACTTCTTAAAGCCCCTAAAGGTGATAAAGAGTTTGAGGACTACCTTCAATTATGTAAAGAAAAAGATATCTCTATTCGCAGAAAACGATTAGACGTCACTAAACAAGTTCAACAACAAAATAAAGAATTAGTTGCTAAACAAGAAGAAAATGATACTTTAATGGGAGAGCTTCAATCTGCTTTAGAAGAAGCAAAAAATGCTACTTGGGAAGCTGAAAAGTTACGAGCAGAAGCAGAAAAAGGAATGGGCAAAGCATTAGAGGATTTAGAGTTAATGCAAAAGAAAACTCAATTTGAACTTATCGGTAAAATAGTTACAGTAGCTTTATGGGTAATTTTAGGAGTAGGTTTAATTACTACACTTCTTTTTGCCTTTACCTTGGTTGCCGGAAAAGAAAATCCTATATTGGAATCCACTTGGTCAAATTTATTTGGTATACTTTTAACTAACTCTTTTAGTATTATAGGTACTATTATGGGTGTTAAATATGCCACTGAAAAAGATAAGTAAAATGTTAAAGAAAATACAAGAAAGAATATTTCCGTTTTTAATAGCACTCTCCGCTCTGTCAGTAAGTGCTTCGGCTGCTTTCTATTCAGTTAGTGGTCTTAGCAAACTCTTTGCGGGTGCTGCCTTTGCAGTTATTATAATGGCTTCTTCATTAGAAGTAGCTAAATTAGTAATTGCTTCTTTGTTATACCAATATCGTAAAACCTTACCTAAAGTATTAAAAATATACCTCACAATTGCTTGTGGTGTATTAATTTTAATTACCTCAATGGGTATTTATGGCTTTTTATCTGCTGCTTATCAAGAAACAGCCAATAAAGCAGGAACAATTGATGCTCAAGTAGCATTAGTTGAAACTAAAAGAGATAATGTCCAAAAACAGTTAAGCGTTTATAACGTTGAAAAAGAAAATACCGATAAAGCCATTGCTGATTTAAGAAAAGGTTTATCTAACAACGTTATATCGTACACAAACGCACAAGGTCAATTAATTCAATCAACTTCTTCTGCAACCCGTAAAGCACTTGAAAAACAATTAGATCAAGCTATTGTTCGCCAAACTGAATTGAATGGCAAAGTAGATGAATTAAATACTCAATTATTTGATTACGAATCCGAAATTGTAGAAATTAAAACAGGTAATAATTTAGCAGGAGAATTAGGCCCACTTAAATACCTTTCAGGATTAACTGGGGTGTCTATGGATAAAATTATCAATGTACTTCTTTTAATTATTATTTTTGTATTTGATCCTTTAGCTATTGCTTTAGTAATTGCTGCTAACTTTGCTTTTGCACAATTACGTTCTAAAACCAAAGAAAATATCTATGGTGAAAAGGTAATTATATCTGACAATGAGGGTTCTGATATCTACACCGAAGATGAGTTAAAAGAGTGGGATTCAACTTTAATGGATGGTTTAGAAGATGAAGAATGGGATGATGAAGAATTAGAAGATGAAGATTTAACAGATATTGAAAATCAATTTAAACAAGAAAAAATCCAAGAAACCAAAGAAGCATCAATTTCAGGTTGGAGAAAACGAAAACAAATAAAAGAATTAGAAGAACAAGATCCTTTTGATATTTATAAGAAACAATTTGATACAAATAATAACGGTGTATTAGATCAAGAAGAAATGGCTAGATTTAATTACTGGAAAATGTTACAAGATAAAAAAAATAAAGACAATAACGATAAACAAATAACTTATTAACATGGTACACGTAATTAAAGAAAATGGAGCTATTTCTGTAGTAGCCCCTGAAACTGAAGGATCAGTAGCTGTAGTAGACTCTAAATACATTATTGCTTTTCCTGAAGATAGTGACTTTGGTGTTGCTTTTTTTGGAGCTGAAGATGAAACACATTGTGTTGAAGTAATGGGTTTAGTATTACAAGCTGAACAAGCTGATTTTGCTGCTGGTAAAGCTGCTATTCAAGCTGCTGGTGGTTTAGTATTCTTAGAGGGAGTACAACAGTAATCTTTCTTAAAGAAATTTGCGAGGGGATTTGGCTATGCTAGATCCCCTTCGTATATTTACCCCGCAATAAGAGTTATGAGAAAAAGAGTTTTATATTTACACGGTTTAGAAAGTTCTAATACTAGCAGTAAAGTAGATTTCCTCCACGAGGTATCTGATTGTTTTGCTCCTGCTATGGATTATCGAGATATTAATGTTGAAAAACATTTGATGAAGATGGTTCAAGCATTTAAACCTGATGTTATTATTGGTTCTAGTATGGGTGGTCATGCCGCTTTGCTTTTAGGTAATTATTTCAATATCCCAGTTGTTGCTTTTAACCCTGCTATTCACTCACGTTCAATAGAACCTAAATTGGATAGATTAGAAGCTAGAGAACCTAATTTTAATTTCCAACCAGTTGTTATTTTAGGTCTTGAAGATGATGTTATTAATCCTTTAATTACTAAAGAAATTCTTGATGATGCCTTATTTTATTGTGATATTGAGGAAATCGAAGGAATGGGACATAGGATACCTCTTATTGATTTTGAGCATATTTATAACAAATATATAGCGTAATGAGCAATTTTGATTTAAAAAAATATTTAGCTGAAGGTAAACTTCATGAAGCTGTTGATCCAACAGAGGCAGAAGTAGAAGCTCAAAAACTAATAGATGTTTTAGGAGTAATGGTAGAACCTGATCCTAACAACTATGGTGATCAAATAAGATTAAGAGTATACCCAGATAGTAAACCAGGTGATCGTTTCTATAATAGTAGAAGTGCTCAAGGATTTTCAATTGCTGTTGAAGATGGTAAATACCTATTCAGTAGTGCTGGTGGGTATCGTAGATCTATTGAACCTATTGCTCAATTATTTGGAGTTGAACCGAATTATAATGTTGGTGTAGTAGGAAGAAGTAACATTGATATGAGTTTAAAGAAAAGACCTATTAATTTAGCTACGGTTAAAATGATAGTTAACTACATGCAACAAGGTTTAAAAGACGAATCTAAAAGAGAAGCCGATTTTTATAAAGGTTGGTCAAATCCCGATTAATTATGTCATTCGATTACAGAGCATATTTAAAAAATAATCCTCTCCTTAAGGAAACTGGATTTGAAAAAAATGTATGGTTTGATCTTACTCCTGAGGAACAAGATGAATTTGCTGAGGAGATTTTCAATCTCATTAACAATGCCTATGCTCCTTTAGGTGGTCACCCTAACTATAAATCCCCAGATGATGTTGTAGGTGCTGAAGGAGATGCTACTTATACTGTTATTGATTTAGATGATGACGATGATTTTGATGCTGTTAAAGTAGATAAAAATCGTGGAGGTGGGAGTAAAGCAGTTGCTATGGGTCATGATGGTTCCTCACCTGCTAAATCCGCTGCTATCAATATTACAGCAATCATGCTTAAAGAACCAGGACATTATGTTGAAGTATCAGGTAAGTTAAAAGATATTTTAATAGCAAAAGGTGTGCCTGTAGTTACAGATAAAGAAACTATTGAAAAAGTAATGAAAGGTAAAGCTATCGAGATGAATGGCGATGGAACTTACTCACGTTATATTGGTGGAGAAAAACATACTAAAACATTAATGGGAAATCCATTTTAAATCCCCTGCCCTGTCAATAGAGAAAAAAGGAGCGCTTAACGGCGCTCCTCTCTATTTTGTACTGTTGACGCAACCATCCTATTATACTCATCCAACGTTAATTTAGTTCTAGTAACTATAACAACGTGGTCCTCATAAATCAATGCTTGTCGTGTTGTTTTTGGGCTCTCATGCACATCATGAGTTACAAAATTAGTAGATGAACAAGCAGTCATAACTAACGCAACCCCAATTAATAATAATTTTTTCATTGTTTTTTGGTTTTAGGGTTAAACTAATATTACGTGTATAAATACTAGTCATTTTAACGTCATATAAAATTCTTTAAAAACGTCATATTAAAAATTTGGCTTCCTGAAATTTCGTTTGTATATTTACATCATAGAAAAAAATAAGAGTTATGACAAAACAAGAATTCCAAACAACGTACGGTGAAATTTCACTTTTTGACACACAGGACGTATTAATGCGAATTGCATCTAATCTCTCAGACATGCAAATGTACCTTTCAGATAATAAAGAAATGGTTGAAAAAATGAACGCATTAAAAAATTATATTTTTGATTATAAAACAGTTCTTCGAATGGAGGAATTAAATAAAATTCGTAAAAATCGAGAACAACAGATTGAAATGGATGAATTTAATTCACATTTAGGTCGTTTTTAAATTTTTGAGTAATATGAGTTTAGAAAAAACAGCACTAGCTTACGCCTCAGTATCAGGTCGATTAATGGGCGTTATTAAAGGTATTTTAAATTACAGTGAAAACGAAATCAGCCCTTCAGTTAAAAAGATTCTTGAAGAAGCTTTAAAATATGCTGAAGAAGATTTGGAGAACTCTAAAAAAGGTGATACATTGTAAGTATGGCTTGGAGATTCGCAAAAGAAAGTTCAATTAGACATAGTCGAGAGGTTGTCATGGAACATGTCAACAAACTCCAACCCCTCAACTACAACAAATTTATGTGGTGGCGTACACACACTGACAAAGTTGTACCACTAGGCAAACGTGCCATGCTCAAAGATCGTATTTTGAATGGTGAATTTAATCCTTCATCTTATTTTTGGCAAGCTCAACTATCCTTGTATACTGCTAAAGATAAATTAGATCTAGAAAAGCACGATATGAAATACCAAATGGAAATTTGTGCTGTAGATTTTGCTCGCCACAAACGTTTAATGGAGGATTATGAGAAAGAAGAAACCTCTCGTATGGAAGCTCTATATGATGCTTTTACCTCAGCGTATAAAATCACTCGTGAGGAATTAGAGGAAAAATTTCTTAGGTTTAATGGTACTATTCTTGATTTTTATAATTATGCTGAAAGTTTTCTCTATACAACCCCCGCTGAAAACAGAAAAAAAATGCGTGGTCGTCCTAAAAAAGTAACTTTACCCCCTGAATTACAACAACCAAAACGTAAACGAGGACGCCCTCGTAAAAATGAAATATTTTAAATTATGTTCCCATCACACGAAGATAATAAAGTAGAGCTACTTGGATATTATGGTAGCGATTTGGTTCATGCTCAATCAGCTTGGACTTCAACCTCACGAGATCTAACTGAGGAAAAACTAGGACGAGTAGATAAACTACTTACAATGTTAGCGAGTGAGGGGCACCACACCCCATTTGAAAAATCCGGTCTACACTTCCTTGTAACGGTAGACCAAGCAACTCACATACATTTGCTCAAACACCGAATTGGCGTTAGTATAAACGGTGAAAGTGCGCGTTACAAAGAACTTAAGGAAGATAAAATGTACATTCCTTATGATTGGAGCAATAGTTGGGTAAATAAACTTCGTGATTACGCTGAGCAAGGAAATAAATTGTACCACGAATCACTTGAATATTTTACTCCTATTCTAGGACGTAAACGCGCTAAGGAATCAGCTCGATTCTTTAAAACATTTAATTCCCAGATTACAATGGATGTTATGTTTAACTGGCGTTCGTTTTATCACTTCCAACAATTGCGTAATAGTGATCACGCACAAAAAGAAGTACAACGATTGGCTCAAGAGATGCTTGACCTAGTTAAAAATATTGAAGGTAACCCGTTTGAAAAAACAATCAAAGCCTTTAACCTGTGATTGAAGTAATTAAACATAGTTTAGGATTCTGTGGTGAACATTGGCACCCAAATCTTTTCACACTTCTAGCAAGTGGGTTTGGAGTATTCCCAACAATTTCTTATATTTATTACAAAGTAAAAAGTTATGGTAAAAGTAAGTCATGAAACCCCCCTATGTTTGCTAGATGATAGCATCCATTTCAACGATTATGATTATGCCCTCCCCCATTTATTCGATTCAGAACCTGAATATCTAGAATATTTTCGTAGGGCTAAAGCAGCAGGTCGTTATATTATTATGGATAACTCACTTCACGAGTTAGGCCATGCTTATAACTCAGATCGTTTGATGTATTGGGTTAATGAATTGGAACCTGATGAATTTATTGTTCCTGATGTTTGGGAAGATAAAACATCATCTATTGTAAATGCTAGATCTTGGTCAAAGGTTATTATGCCTAAAAATACTACTAAAGTAGCAGTAGTTCAAGCACAAACTATTCATGAAGCCTCAGTTTGCTATCAAACCTATCGAGATTTAGGTTATCAAAAAATTGCTTTTTCATATGGAGCATCTTACTATAACGATGTTGTTCCTCACCCAAATAAAGCTTTAGGTAAAGCATTAGGTCGCTTATCAGTGATTGCTGCTTTATATAAAACTAAAGTTATTCACGATAATGACCGAGTACATTTACTTGGTTGTGCTGTACCCCAAGAATTTGGTTGGTATAGAGAATACAAATTCATTGAATCAATCGATACTTCAAACCCAGTAATGGCGGCTTTAGAAGGTATTCGATACACAAACTCAGGATTAACTGAAAAACCAAAAGCAAATATGAATGATTATTTGTATATGCTTGGTGATCAAGTTGATTATGAATTACTTACCCACAATTTAAATAAATTTAGAGAAATTAACGAGTTATGAATGAAATGTTAAGTTTATACGATTACCTAGGACATGCCGCTGGTGAAAATCTAGGTAAACAAGTAGCTGAAGCAGCTGCTCACGCAAAAGTTGGATTTGAAACCAAAGAAATTTCAAACCCTAGATACACAGGAAAAGTAATGATGTATCCAAAACCTTTTTTAGATGAATATTTCCAAGCTAAACAATCAGGAAATATTCAATCAGATTGGGATGATGATGATTTACCCTTTTAATAAATAAAACAATGGCAAATATTTGTAGAACAGAAGTTAAGATTAGTGGCACAACCGCTGCTATTGATTACTTTGTAAGTCGTTACGAAAACTGTAATGACCAAGAATACCCTAACACCCAAGATACTCCCCATATTATAGATGTTTTTGGTGCTGAAGCTGAAAACTTTATCGATCGAGTAGGATCTAAATGGGTAAAAAAATATGAAGATTACCAATCAGACGATAATACATTTGAATTTAGTTTAGAATCAGCTTGGTATCCTCCCTCAGATATGCTAAAAGAAATGCACCGACAGTTGGTTGCTATTGATCCTGATATTATATTTACAGCACGTTACTGGGATGAAGCATATGACCCTATTGGTGTTATTAAAATTACAGATGCTGGTCAATACTTGACTTTAGAAACTGAACCCGAGTCAGAAGATGATTATGAAGGTGAATGGTATTGGGATGATGTTATTGACCCAGAATTTGCACGACTAGAAAGAAAATTAAATATAGCGTAAGCCTATACGCTCTAAAATACCTGGCTCATTTAATATTTTAAATTTATGTTATTTACAGACAACCAATTAGGTAAATTAAATGCGAAACACGCAGTAGTATCACTTTCAGGTGGTATGGATTCGAGTACTTTGTTACTTAAATGTATCAAGGAATTTGAAACAGTAACGGCTTTGTCTTTTGATTACGGACAAAAACACCGAGTTGAATTAGAGCGCGCTCAAGAACTAGTTAACTATTTAAAAGTTAGTGGTTATGATGTTCGCTATCGAGTAATCAAATTAGATGGTTTAACAGACCTACTGAATTCTGCTTTGGTAGAAGGTGGAGATGATGTACCTGAAGGACACTATGCTGAAGAAAATATGAAAGCAACTGTTGTCCCTAACCGCAACAAAATATTTGCTTCAATCATCCAGGCAGTAGCACTTTCAATCGCAGATAAAACAGGAGAAAACACAGTAATTGCGATGGGAATTCATGCTGGTGATCACGCAATTTATCCAGATTGCCGTCAAGAATTCCGCGATTTGGATTTTGAAGCATTCCGCGAAGGCAATTGGGGTTCAGAACGAGTTCATATTTATACTCCTTATTTAGATGGTGATAAATTTACTATCCTACAAGATGGAGAATGGTTATGTGATTATTTAGAAATTGATTTTGATGAGGTTTATTCACGTACAAACACCTCTTACAAACCAATTAAAGTTTACCATCGCCCCGAAACCAATGCTTATTCTTGGTATAGTGATTACAAATCAGCATCATCAGTTGAACGTGTAGAAGCTTTTCTAAAATTAGGACGCCCTGATCCTGTACTTTATGCAGACGAGACAGGTCCTGTACGTTGGGAAACAGTTGTTGAACACGTATCTAAAGTACTTGCTAGCCATGAGTGATGGAATTACAGAAGCTCGTAGAGGCACTTACTGGAAAAATGATAAATATAACCACGACAATAGTATTATTAATTGGGAATTACATCAGAAATTAATGGAACAACGTAAAAATTATAACCACGACGATAGTATTAAAACATGGAATACTACAAGCACAAATGGTCAAACTACAATGTGGCAAGAACCTCATAAAGACATTCAGTTTAAACATATGCCTAACCAAAAATGGCATCGTTATGTAAGTTTTATTAAATCGGGTGTGCGTATCTTAGGATACGCACTTATCCCATTTAATTTGGTAGCCGCAACAATTATTCTTATATTTAGTGAAATTATTGGAATTATAGAAGAACTAGTATGATAAGAAAACGCCACAAACCAATTCAACCTGAAACATATGTTGTTGTTGATAAAAATGGTAGAGCATTTATTGGATTAAAAAGTGGTTACCCTGAATATTCAGATGATTGGTCTGAAGCTAAACCATTATTTATGGAAAACACAAAAATGTTGCTCCGTGAACACGGAACAGAATTAATTAAAGAATCAGAATTATGAAACAAATTTACTATTTTAGTGCAGATTGGTGTATGCCTTGTAAAGCACTAGGCCCTACAATGAAAAGGGTATCAGAACAAATCTCAGTAACTAAGGTTAACATCGATAATGAACCTAGTTTAACTACCCAATTTGGAATTCGAAATATCCCCACAGTAGTACTCGTGGAAAACGGGCAAGAAGTTCGTAGATTTAGTGGAAATAGAAGTTATAACGACGTAATTAGTTTTATTAATGAGTAAATTTCAATCAACAAAAGTATTTGACGGTTTTAGTTGTGTATTCCGTCAGTGGAGAGCCGAAGGAACACATTGTAGATTTCTTCATGGTTACGGAGTAAGTTTTAAAGTATGGTTCGAAGGTGAACTCGATGAACGTAATTGGGTTTGGGACTTTGGAGGTATGAAACGTGCTAAAGGAACTATTGATGGTATGAATCCTAAAGAATGGATGGATTATATGTTTGACCATACTTTAGTAGTTGCTGAAGATGATCCTTACCTAAATGGTTGGAAAGCTATGGGGGATCATGGCTTAGCCCAAGTAAGAGTACTCCCAGCTGTTGGAGCTGAGCAGTTTGCTAAATATGTTTATGATAAACTTAATACGTTTATTGAAGAAGAAACTGATGGTCGTGTAAAAATAGTTCAAGTTGAATTTATGGAACACGGACGCAACAGCGCAATTTATAAAAATTAATTATGGCATTAAAAAGAATTGAAGACTATAGTAAAAAGCTTCCAATTGTAGAGCTTTATACTTGCGTACAATCCGAAGGCAGTAGGGCAGGACGTCCTACTGTTGCTGTACGTACAACAGGATGTACTCACCGTTGCTACTTTGGTGAAGGTGGTTGGTGTGATTCTTGGTACACAAGTATTCACCCTGAAAAAGGTAAATACTCATTTCAGGACATTGTAGACATTTACGATGCCCACCCTGAAATTACGGAAATGATGCTTACTGGAGGTTCTCCAACTATGCATCCTGCTTTAGTAAATGAACTAACCCACTTTGCAAATGAAAGAAAAATTATTATCACTATTGAAACTGAGGGTTCTCACTTCTTGGAAACAGATTATCCTATTGGGCTTATTAGTTTCAGCCCTAAGTTTAGCAACAGTGTTCCCGTACTTGGTGTTTCTACACCTCTTGGGAGTGTTGTAGATCAAAAAATGATTGACAAACATAATAGCTTGCGTTTGAATGCAACTGCTATTAAACAATCAATGGAATATCATTCTGATTACCATATGAAGGTTGTAGTCAATCCTATTGAAGATCCTGAAACTTGGAATGAAATTAAAACATTCCTTGATGAATTAGGTGTTCCTAAAAATAAAATTTGGATTATGCCTCCTGGAGATAATAGAGAGGAATTAATTCGAGTTTATCCAATGGTAATTCAATGGTGTACTGATAATTATTATAATTTTACTGGTCGTGAACATATCATTGCCTTTGATACAAAACGAGAAGTTTAATGAAAAAAATTCTACTCTAAAGGTATTTTGCAACTAATTAGTACACACCCTATTAAAAAATCAGACCTAGGTTTCCACTCCAATTTATTTGGCGGGAAACTTTTGGCCTGGTTAGATGCTGCTGGAGCTGCTCTAGCGATGGAAGTAGCTGATTCCCCTAGAATGGTCACGATTAAGATTGATGAATGTCTATTCAAAAAACCAGCTAAGGAAGGCCAGTTATTAAAAATTTATGGAGAAGTATTTGAAATTGGAAATACATCTTTAACACTTTATTTAGAAGCTCGAGCACATAACGTGTATTCTGGTTCTCAAAGTGTTATATTATCGACAAAGATTAAATTTGTTCGTATTGATGAGAATAATGATCCAATCCCTATTAGTGAAAGAGTAAAACAAAAATTCAATGACAGAGTTAATTAGTGCTAAAGATATTGATATTCGCACAAAAATTGTAGCTAAACAAATTAGCGATGAGCATCGCGGAGACCGCACACCTGTTGTAATGGTTGGTCTATTAAACGGGGCCTTTATGTTTTACGCGGACTTGGTGCGTAACATGAGTATCGACGTAGAATGCGATTTTATGCGCGTTAAATCGTATGTAAGCAAAAATAAGCAGGGCGACATACAAATCACTAAAGACTTAGAGACACCCATTAAAGGTAAGCATGTTTATTTAGTAGACGACATCTACGATACAGGTAATACTATGCAGGCCGTAATTGATTATCTAGAAGTTAAACACCCAGCTTCAATCTCAATTGTATCTTTAGTTACTAGAGCAACATCACCAATTCCTAAACAACCTTCTTACCACGCATTTACTATTGATGATGAGTGGTTGGTAGGATTTGGAATGGACAATGATAAAGGGTATTGCAGAAACTACCCATCTATCTTGGCTCTTTAAATATTTATGGGTAAAACCCATAATTGAATGTCCAATTTAGTTACTGTTAATTCTGGCTCTGCTGTTAATGGAAGTTTAAAAGCCGGTAGAGTTTCAATCTCTACCGACTCTTCTATTATCCCTACAAGTGGGGGTAAAACTTGGTATAATATGATTAACCCTGCTGAGGGTTATGTTTTTATTACCGATAATAAAATCCAAGCTTACGGAGACGGAGTACCTTTAATTTATCCTACCCAAACATCTTTACCAGCTGATATTTTAGCTACAGTTAATGGTTTGCCTGATAGAGTAGGTAGTGTTCCATTTGATAATGTTTGGGATGCTTTGGTGTGGGTTCAATCTACTGGGAAGTATTTTATTTTAAATAAGACTTTAAGTGGTACAGTAACTGATAATATAATATTTGCTGTAGATTTTTCTCAACCATCTTCTTACCCTCAAAGTGGTAGTACTGCTTTTGATTTAAGTGGTAATGATAACAATGGAACTTTAGGGAGTGGGATAGGTTTTAATTCTAAAGGGTGGGTAAATTTTAATGGTACCCAAACTTCAAATTACAACATAGCAGTTCCTATAAATAGAGCTGAATTAGGGAATAATATGAGTATTGAAGCTACTTTTAAATATGAAGGTGCTTCAGGAGATGGTTATCGTCCTATTATTGGGGGTAATGACCCGGGTGCTGGTACTGAGATATTTTTTGGAAAAAATACAGGAAATACAAATTTTGGTGTTCAAGATGGCAATTACGCAGGAAGTTTTGTTACTAATTATAATGTGTTTGATGGAGAGTGGCATCATATGGTGTATACCTACGATAATGGTACTGGTAAAATTTACTTAGATGGAGTATTAAGAAATTCAGGAGCTTTTACTAAAGCTAATAATGCTGAACAAATATACATTGGGGCTGAGGTTCAAGAAGGGTATTGGTGGAATGGAGATATCTCTCAGGTAAAGTATTATACTAAAACTTTATCATCACCTGAAATTCTTCAAAATTATTATGGAGCTCCTATTATAACAGATAATATTAGCGGTTCTTATCAAGCAGGTAATCTAGTATCATACACCCCAGGTAATGGTGACACCTATAATATGGCTGCTAATATAATTAGTGGTTCATTACAAAACGGAGTAGAATATAAACCTGATTTTGGTGGATATTGGAAATTTGACGGAGTAAATGATAGAATATTATTTGAAGGTAGTACACAAAATGCTTGGATACTTAATTCATCTCCATCATGGACAGTAAATGCTTGGGTAAGAACCCCTAATGGATCATTTGGTAGTACTGTTAATGGGGGTTATTACTACGGTCCTATTTTATCTAATACTAACGGTGGTCCTATTTATTCAACATTTCAAATTAATGGAGGAACTATTGCCTATACTCATTATAATGGTTCATGGCTTACTAAATACGGAACTACTGTAGTAAATGATGGTAACTGGCATTTATTAACTTGGGTTAATTCTTCTAATTCAATAAATTTTTATGTTGATGGAAAGTTTGATGGCACAGGTGCTTCTAATATTTCGGGTGTAGGTTGGTTAGATGCTATTGGACAAGCAACATCCGGATATTTTATAGGTGATATAGCATCCCTTCAAATCAACCAAGGCAAAGCATTTACAGCATCCGAAGTATCCCAACAATATTTCGCTGAATATCCTAGATTTAAATCTTCAAGAGATGTAACTAAAGGTGGAGTAGTATTAGAATTAGACGCTGCTAACCCAAATTCTTACTTATCTGGTACTACTTGGACTGATTTAAGTGGTAAAGGTAATAATATAACTTTAAATAATGGTCCTACTTATAGTACTGCTAATGGGGGCACCATTAACTTTGACGGTTCTGATGATTCAGGTTATAAAAATACTCCTAGTGGAATGAATTTTAGTTCTACAAACGCCATGTCAGCTGAAGCTTGGATAAAGTATTCTCCAAATGCCTATGATTTTTGGTTTACAGGCAATAATAGTGGTATTAGGTATAGATTTGGTACAAACAGTAGCCGATACTTTTATTGGGATATGGGGCAACACGTTGATAGAAATTATACTGGTTATCAAGTCCCTCAAAATGAATGGGTGCATGTAGTATTTACAGGAGGAATAGAATCTGGAAGAATTATTACTAGAGTCTATGCTAATGGGGCGTTAATTACTACCCAAGACGAAGGAATTTCATCATTACCCAATGTAGGAGAAATTTGGGTGGGTCATGGTGAAGGTCAAGGTACTCACCCCTTTAATGGAGATATAGCACTTTTAAAAATATATAATAGAGTTTTAACTCCTCAAGAAATATTATCTAATTACACTACATCCGCCCCTCGCTACCGAGTTCAACTCCCACGCTCAACAACAGATTCACTAGCTTTAGATGTAGATTTTGGAAATACAACTTCATATCCTAGAACAGGAACTACAGTTTACGATAGAAGCGGGAATGGTAGAAATGGAACAGCTGTAAATGGTCCTGTTTGGGGTTTTACCAATAGTGGTATTTACGATTTTGATGGCACAGATGATTATATTTCATTTGGTAGTTCAACTTTACAATATGTTTATACAGACCCATTCTCTCTTGAAATTTGGGTTAATCCTGATACTTTAAGTGGATTTAAACATTTAATTGGGGTTACCTATGCTTCTTATAGATTAGCACATTCAAGTGGTACTATATCTTTTAGATTAGATGCTAATACTATTAATACAGGAGGCGGCACTTTAACAGTTGGTGAATGGACTCATGTAGTAGCTACTTGGGACCCAACAACCCAAACCGCTAAAGTTTATAAAAATGGATCTCAAATAACTAGTGCTACAAATACTAATTGTGATTGGACTCATACAGGTACAGATTTTAGAATAGCAAGTAGCCCTGGTGAAAACTATTACTTTGATGGTAAAGTATCAAATGCTAAAGTATATTCTAAAACATTATCCCCATCCGAAGTCCTAGAAAACTACAAATCAACAAGAAGTAGATTTGGTACTGATGGTATTGTAACTTCTAACCTTTCTCTCCATTTAGATGCAGGTAATGTAAATTCATTTGATAATTCTGGAAATACTATTTATGATTTAAGTGGTGGAGGGAACAATGGTACCTTAACTAATGGTCCGGTTTTTAAAAACAGAAATGGTGGAACTATTTCATTTGATGGGGCTGATGATGTTATTACTGTCCCCATGGCTAATTTAAGACCTACCTCAGCTATAACTGAAGAATGTTGGGTATACATAGAAAATAATACAGTTCAAGTTTTTATAGGTTCACAATATGGTACGAGTTCAAACAATTCATACGCTATTTGGTTAACTAGTACTGATGTTTTAGCAGCAGGAGTTAATATAGGTGGAAGTTTTAACTATCAAACTAAAGCTTATACTATTAGTACTAATAAATGGTATCATTTGGCTCATACTTATGATGGCACTACTCAAAGAATATATGCCAATGGAATACAAATCCATTCATGGGCTACTTCAGGTGCTATAACTTATAACACTAATAATACTCTTTTAGCCGTAGGTAATGATTGGAATGGAAGTGGATATAATGTAGGTCCTGGATTAGCTGTTGAAGGAAATTTATCTATTACTAGAATATACTCTACAGCATTATCCGCAGCTCAAATCCTACAAAACTACAATGCTGAACGAAATCGCTTTGGATTAGATTAATATTTATAAATAAACAACAAAAATGAACAGAAATTACGTAATTTTCAATGTTAGTGAATTAGCTACAATCGATTTCTCTCAAGTACTAGAGACATCAGCTGACACAGTTAGAAAATCACTTGATGAGACTTTAACATTCGTTAAGTACGAAGGTGAAATGCCTTCATCTGTAACGGCTTTAACTACAAAACAAGGCCCTTACACTCACAGTGAAATTCTTACTATTTTAGCTGGACCAGATTGGACTGATCCTAACCCACCAATAGGAGAATAAATGGGGTATGTTGTAAAACATAGTACCTCTAATGTAAGTAAAACCCGCAGAAAAGGAAACGTAACCCTAGGTGTAAGCTCTGAGGGTTATAGTAAAACCTCAGTAAGTGGGCTTTATAATGGAGTCCCTCCAGTTGAAGGTAAACACAATTTTGTTAGGACATCAGCAACTGGTGATCCTAACTTTTACTGTGTTGACGATACTGAACTAATTAACTTTGTTAATAGTATTGGAGGGAGTGTCTCTAATGTTGCTGATGCTACTGCTTATTTAGCAACTCAAAATGATATTATGTTTACTAATACTATTCCATCAGATGCTGTAACTGATAGTTTAGTATTAGATTTAAAATCATCTAATATATCTTCTTATCCAGGAAGTGGAACTACTTGGTATGATTTAAGTGGGAATGGAAATAATGCTACCTTATATAATGGTCCTGTTTTTAATCCTAAAGGGTATATAGAATTAGATAGAACTAATGATTCTATAGTTTCTAGTGCTAAGTTTATAGGTACCGAAGATGCTTCTATATACCTTTGGTGTAATATAGCTTCTTCATCTACATCAGATATAATCTATTATCAAGGAACAGGTGTTGGTAGGATATGGGTATACAAAACAGGGACTGGAAATTTAGCTATGAATACCTATTGGGGAACTGGAATGGATTATTATTTAACAGTAAGTGAAAATATCTCTGATAGGAATGGATTAATTACTATTACTTTAGATAGAGATGGTAACCAAACAGTATATTATAATGGGGAATTAAAAGGTAATTTAAATATGTCTCCATCAAGCAATATATCATATACTAATAATAATACTACATTAAGTGGGTGGGATCCTGATGGTCCCTCATGGTATAAAGCTCAAGCTAAATTTTGGGGTGTATCTTTATACAACAAAGCACATACTCAATCTGAAATTAAACAAAACTACTATGGATGTCCTATTATAACAGATGGTTTAGTATTTGCGGCTGATGCCGGTAATTTAGCATCTTATGAGAGTGGTTCAACTTCTGTTTATGATTTAACAGGTAATGTTGCTGCTGGTAGTTTATTAAATGGTGCTTATGGTGATGGGAATTGGTTTATATTTGATGGAGCCAATGATGAATTAGAATTTCCCCATAACTCAGTTTATAAAAACCAAGAAATATCAGTAGACTTTTGGGTTCAATTAGATTATGAATCTGGTGGTCGTCACGTAATGTTTACCTCATGGTATGGGTTTACTGTTGAAATTAATAACACATCTGGGGCTATTACTTGGGGTCTTCAAGGTTTAAATGGTCAATATATGGGAGGTGCTAGTTTAGATTATGGTGTACCTACTCATATATCATGTACTTACAATCCTACTACAGATAAACAAAGAATCTATGTAAATGGCGAACTTAAAGCTGAACAAACTGCTAGTAGTACTATTAATTATGGCTCAGATTCTTTAAGATTTAGTGGGCCTTGGGATAGAACTAAAGGTAGAATGGGCTTTATGAAAATTTATAATAAAGAATTATCAAAAGATGAAGTCCTTCAAAATTACAACGCTCAAAAATCAAGATTTTTAGATTATTTAAAATTAGGAGAAGTAGAAACTAGTGGTGAATGGTTAAAAGTATTTAGACACTACTCAGGAAACGGATCCTTCTTTTCAGATGCTAATGGTTGGGCCGAAGCTAAACAAAGTAACCAAGGTAATCCTTGGGCTGATAAATATTCTATATTACATGCCTTAGATAAGTTTCGTTTAGATAGTAAATATACATTTAAATTAGTATATCCAACTTTAAGTATTACTAATATTTGGTCCCAAACCAATAACCCAGTAACTGATAATGGGTCTGGTGGTGTTACAGGATATAGTGCTATAAGTATTGGAGCTAGCAGTAATGGTTGGGGTGGTTTAGAGAGATATGATTCTCAAACATCAACTTTTTTAGATGGTACTTTATCCCCTATTGGTAACTGGTATTATGCTATAGGAGTAAAAAATGCTTGGGGTGGATCAAACACATTCCCAGGCCCTTCCTCAGCAGTAAATGAAGTAGAACTTTGGATAAAATATAAATAATGAGAAGACCAGTAGCATTTGACCCTAACAACTTAAACCGAGGTAAAGGTAGAAGACGAGGTAAAGTATCTGTAGATGTTGATTCTGCTAGCTTAACAGGCTCACTTACCTTTTATAATACCCCTAACCCCCCAGATAATGGTTATATTATTGTAAGTGATAGTAATACTATTAAAGGAATTGCTGCTGGTTCTGCTAAACCTGTATTTTGGACAGCAACTGATGCTAATATAGTTTCTATTGTAAATGGTTTACCTGGTAATAATAGTACTTTTACCACAGCAGATGAGGCTTTTTCTTATTTAGCTTCATCCGGAAACTATTTTGTAATTAGTCCTAAAAATGAAAATATTATTTCTGATGGATTAGTATTAGAATTAGATTCCTCTAATAAAATGTCACTTAATGGCTCGTCTGGAGCTCTTTGGTATAATTTAGCTGAAGGTGGTGCCAATGTGGTAATGGCATCTGCTAATGGTCCTTCTTTTTCTACAACAGAAGAAGCAGTTTATTTTGATGGAACTAACGATTATTATTATGATGATAGTATCACTCTCCCCTCAGGTACTAAAACAGTAATTTGTTTTATTAAACCTACAGCTACTATGGGTCTTGATAATTATAAAGGTCTAGTAAGTTGGGGCGGAAGAAGTAATGCAACTCCCTCTAATTCACTTTTATTATCTTTATATACAAATAATTCTACAATTTATGTAAGCTCTGCTTACTGGTATAATGACTGGGTTCCTAACCTAAACTCAGTTACAGCTAATAAATGGAATATGGTAGGTATTATTGCTCGACAACAAACATCAACAAATAATACTACTTTATTTAGGTATAACTCTGGTGGATATTCTTCTTCAACAGGTACCTCTTCAGATTATTCTAGAAATATAAATACAACTAGTACTACTTTTAGAGTAGGATGTACTGATGCCTCTGGGAGATTTTTTAACGGGCATATTAAAAAAGTTTTAGTTTATGATAGAGAATTATCTGAAACTGAAATTAAACAAGTATATTATGGCGCTCCTATTGTAATTAATTCATCTTTAAAAACAGTTATTGATGCTAAAAACCCAGTTGGAGAACTAAATTCTACAACCATTTCAGAAATAACAGGAAATGGAAATGATTTTACTACTGAAGGAACAGTAAGTTTAGTTACAGACTATGGTGGAGTATATAAACTTAATTCTGGAAGAATTTATAGGAGTTCTGTATCTTGGTATGGCAAAATGTGTACTAGTTTTTGGGTTAAATTTATTGGAGGAGTAAATACAGGACAACTTTGGACTGAAAGTTATAGAGGTTCAGGTGGTTGTTCCCGCATTTGGTCTTCTTTAAACGCTAATGGTCAATACCAAGTAAATTTTTGGGACAATTCCAACTATGCTGCTAATGGGGTAGGTACTATTTCAACAATTTCTAGTACAAATATTGCTGATGGAGAATGGCACCAAGTAACAATGCAATGGTCAAATGGAAGTGGTAATCAAATTGCAGGAAACCATTTATACGTAGATGGACGTAAGGAATCTTATACTTATATGATAGGTAATGATGGTTCTTATGCTCACTGGCATATAGGAGGAAGTACAGGATGTCTTGGTACTTACACTCATACTTGTTATATTGGACCTGTATTACAATATAATAATTATAACCTCACAGATGCTGAGGTATTACAAAATTATAATGCTTATAAATCAAGATTTAGATAATGGAAATTCAAGAACAAGACGGAGTATTTTTAGTAATTGAAAATGGAGAGACTCTTTATTCTGCTTTAACTTTAGAAGAAGCCCAAGGATATATTGATTGGGTAAACAGAGGAGATGATGCCGGAAACACCCCAGAAGATTGCGGATGTAATTAAATTTAATTTGGTTATCTTAAAAATAGTTCTTATATTAATACAAAATAAATAAGTTATATGGAAAACAAAAGACGAAAAAACCACACTGATTTAGAGTGTGTTAAAACAGGTTTCGCTAATGGGGTTGCTCCTGGATTCCCACTTACCGAAGACCAAAAGTGGGAAATGGTTGATAAAGCTGAAAAAGCATATGGTGAATTCCTCACAGCATTAGGATGTGATTGGCAAAATGATCCTAACTCAATGGAAACACCTCGCCGTGTAGCTAAAGCTTACGTATTTGATTTGTGGGCTGGTCGTTACAATGCAATGTCCGATATTACTTCATTCCCCTCAGATGGTTATGATGGTATTGTAATCGAACGTAATATTCCAGTTACTTCAATGTGTTCACATCACCACCAAACAATTGGGGGAGTAGTTCATGTTGGTTATGTAGTTGGTAAAGAAGGACAAGTAATTGGTTTGTCTAAATTGAACCGAATTGTAGAATTGTTTGGCCGTAGAGGTGCAATTCAAGAACAATTGACAGCAGCTATCCACAACGCTGTAAATACTGTATGTGAAGGTAATAAAGGTGTAATAGTTTCAGTAGTTGCTACTCACAATTGTGTATCTTGTCGTGGTGTTAAACACCAAGGTGCTTCAATGGTTACTACTAAAGCATCAGGTGTGTTTATGGATAATGATAATCAAGCTCGTAAAGAGTTTTTTGATTCATTGAAAATTAATAATGGAGGACATCAAATTTAATATCATGACACCATTAGAACAAAAACAAGACGAACTTATCCAGTTACTTCAGGGACAAGTTATGGATTTATCCTTAATGTCTAAAATTGAACTTGGGGATGACGTGATTGAGAAATGGAGACAGTTAACTCAAGAAATTATCCAACTAAAAGATTATGTACCATTTGTAAGTGAAGTAGAAACGTTTAATGCCACTATGGGTAAACCTAACAACTATGAACCAATTATTCCCGAAGAAAAAGAATGGATGTTTGTTTACAATTTCATCCTTGAGGAACTTGAAGAGTACAAACATGCCTGTGAAACGGGAGACATTGTTGAGATTCTTGATGCTCTATGTGACATTGCCTACGTCTCGATTGGCAACGGAGCTATGCTTCATGGTCTTAAGGATAAGCTTTGGCCGGCCTATCAAGAAGTACAAGCGTCAAATATGTCTAAAGCTTGCACTAGTGAAGAAGAGGCACAAGAAACCGTTAGAGTTCGTTCCGCAGAGCAAGAGGAACCATGTCACTATGAGAAGGTTGGAGACTATTATATTGTCTATCGAACTCGCGATAAAAAGGTAATGAAAAACATTAATTATTTTAGACCTGATCTAAAAAAATTCTTTTAATGTACAAAAAATGCTTTGCCCAAAATTTAGGGAAAAACAGATATCTTATCCATTTGTGGGAGGATACTGGATATAGTAAAATTGAATGGAATAATCAAGTCTATGTTGAGTGTGATGAATATGATTCTACTCATACAGGATTGAATGGAGAACCACTTAAGAAAATTGCTAGGTGGGAAGTTGATAATCCAAAACTTCATTTCCATGATATGACTCCTTATCAGAAGTTTCTTATTGAAAAATATGGAACTAATGATGAACCCTCTAAAACACATCGTGAAGTATTTTTCGATATTGAAACCGAAATGGGAGATGCTCTTACTGAAGACTACATTAAGAGCGCTCCTAAAAAGGTTACTTCAATTGCATGGTATGATAAACAGTTAGATGAATGGGCTATTCTTATTTTAGATGCTAAAAATCAACTTAAACATACTAAAGCAAAAAACAAAGAAATTATTCCTTGCCGTACTGAAGAGGAATTATTGATGAAATTTCTAGAAAAAATTCGTGAAATTGATCCTGATATTTTAGTAGGTTGGAACAGTGATTATTTTGATATTCCTTATTTGTATTATCGAATTGCTAATACCTTAGGTGAAGATGTTGCACGTTATTTATCTCCTATTGGTGTAGTTAGAGAAACACCCTGGTCTAAAGATCAATATATTCAAATTGCAGGTGTTGAATCTCTAGATTACATGCGTTTGCATAAAAAATATAGCTGGGCTGATGAACCTAGCTATAAATTAGATGCAATTGGAGAAAAATATGCTGGTATTAATAAAATCGAATATGAAGGTAGTTTGGATCGTCTATTTGAAAAAGATGTTAATACATTTATTCAATACAACTTTCGAGACGTTGAAATCTTAAAAGTATTAGATGAGAAGTTAGAATACCTAGCTCTTACTAAAAACTTGGCCCATAAAGGTAAACACAATTATAGTGAAGTTTATGCTAATACTAAAACCCAAGATGGAGCCATTTCAGCTTACCTACTAAGTCAAGGTATTGTACCTCCTGCTAAAGATCGTAATCCACTTTCAAAGAAAAATTATGCTGGTGGTTATTTGTTTTGTCCTAAAGCAGGTATTTACAATTATATGTTTGATGAGGATTTAACTTCACTATACCCTTCAATTATCATGACTATTAACATTGGTAAAGAAACAATGGTTGGTCGTATTATTGATGCAGATGATAGAAATAATCGTTTAGGGTTAAATGACTTGCTTGCTAAAGATCCTGAAGAGGAACTTATCATTGAGAATGCTAAACGTAAACGTACTAAAATCAAAGTAAATGGTTTAGTAAATCTAATTAAAGATATGAATTTAGCCATTTCAGCTAATGGTGTATTCTTTAGAACAGATAGAGAATCAGTATTATCTACTATTTTGAAAAAATGGTTTGATGAACGTGTTTTGTATAAAAATGAAATGAAACGTGCTTATAAGGAATTAAATGATCCTGAATTAGGTGCTTCATTCCATATGAAACAATATACTATGAAGATTTTGTTGAATAGCTTGTATGGTGCAACTGCTCTTGGTAGTTTCCGTTATGGTAATGTTATTTTATCTGAAGCAATTACTTTGAGTGGTCAACGTATTATTCAAGAAAGTGCTTTAGCAGCAAACCGTCACATGAATAAGGTTATTAAAGGAGAAATTAATTTAAAACTAAAAAAAGATGATTTACAACACAAACCAGGTGAAAGGATGACTGTTGTTG